GGTCTGGTCGCAGGTCTGGTCGCAGGTCGAGTCGCAGGTCGGGTCGCAGGTCAGGTCGCGGGTCTGGTCGCAGGTCGAGTCGGGCCTCTACAACTATCGCGGCGGACAACTGTGGGCCGGGTGGGGCGCCTACGTTTCATTTTTTCGCGATGTTTGCGGCTGGCGTGACGCGACTCTCGAACGGTTCGAGATCGACGAGGCGCTCATCAAGTCTTGTGGCTGGACATGGTGGCACGAGAACGTGTTGGCGATCTCGGATCGGCCACGCGAGATCCATCGCGATGAACAGGGGCGACTGCACAACACTGCTGGCCCAGCCATTTTGTACCCAGACGGATGGGCAATCTATTCAATTCGCGGTGTCCGCATCCCCGACGAATGGATCACGACGCGTAAGCCTACCGCCGGAGAAGCGCTGGCTTGGCCGAATGTGGAGCAGCGCCGCGCCGCCTGCGAACTGCTGGGCTGGGCATCAGTTCTGTCCGAACTCAATGCTCGCGTGATCGATGAGGACGGCGACCCTGAAATCGGGACGCTTCTCGAATGCGACATCCCGGACTCCGGCAAGGAGCGGTTTCTCAAGGTGCGATGCGGCACGGGACGCTCATTTGTATTGCCGGTCGATCCGAAGTGCAAGACCGCGTTGGAGGCCTCCGCGTGGACTTATGGGCTTGAGAACGACCTCAAGCGCTATCGAGTGGAAGTGAGAACCTGAAAGGAAACCCCATGACTCACATCACGTTCAAGAACCAAGCCGCCCAAGGCGATCTGATGATTCGCCGAGTGGATTCGCTGCCTGCAGGGGTCAAGCCGATGAAGGCGGAAAACGGCGCATTCATCGTGGCCCACAGTGAGACGGGCCACCATCACATCATCGCCGAGCGGCCGAATGTGCAGATGTTCACCACCGACGACCCGATGGTGGGCTACCTGCAGGTCATCGAGGCCACGGACGCCACGGAAACGCTGCTGGAGCACCTGCGTTCGTTCGACACCCACAAGACCATCGCCATCCCCGCTGGCACGTTCGAGATCCGTCGCCAGCGCGAGCACACGCCTGAAGGTTGGCGTCAGGTCCAGGACTAAACAACGCGAGGCCGTCATGAGCTACGTCATGGAGAAGGTCTTCGCCGACCACTACCCCGACCGCAAGGCCGATGCGGATGCGGCAGACGCTCTGATCGGCCGCGCGCCGGACCCTGTGCTGGCTGGGCTCACTTCCCTGCAGCTTCGGCAGCGCCAGACGCTGCTGGACGACATGCGCAACACCCTGGCCCGAGCGCACGGTGTTCGTGTGCGTGGGCGGTTTGAGACTGCTTGGGGGGATCTGTGATGAGCCCGCTCTTCGCTGAATCTCGTGCTGCTTCGATTGCCATCGGGACTGCTCTGGTGGCTGGGGTTGCGACGGTGATTCTTTGCCTGACCGGCGTTTGTTGATCCGATCACGCCGCTTCGGCTACTTGCATGCAGCCACAGGCTGATTCTTCATACACGAGAGGTTCGTAATGAACACAACGGTCTTTGTCCTTATCCTGTTCGCGCACGTCGGCCCCTTGGGAGACGGGAATAGCAACGCCTTAACGACTGCCGAATTCATCGGTGAGCAAGCTTGCCTTGCGGCGGGCAACAAGGCCAAGTCCATGGCAGCAGGCACGGTCAAGCGCATCGAGTTCGTATGCGTGCCAAAGCAAGTGAACTGGGTCAAGCAGTGAGGCGCTCTGAATGCCAGCCGTAATCATCCCCCTTCGCCGCTCCCTGTGGTCGAAGCTGCGCGCCAGGCTGAACTGCGCCTACACGCGCTGGCTGATTGTCCATGCAGAGCAAGACCTCGCCCGGCAACAAGCCGAGTTCGAGCACGCCAGCAAGCACCTGCCGGCGCAGATCAAGGTGACGCAAGCGCACATCCATGCGCTGACTGTGCAACTCACAAGGGAACTAAGGAACGTATGAGCGGCGCCAAGCGGACCTTCTACGACCTTTATCGACGTACTGAACTGGAGTGTGAAGATGAGTATCGCAACACTGATCCTCGGCGAGTCTGGAACAGGCAAGAGCACAAGCTTGCGCAACCTGGACCCGTCCAAAACGCTGCTGATCCAAGCGATCCGCAAGCCGCTGCCGTTCCGAGCCAAGGGCTGGAAGGTCCGGGAAGCGTTGAAGTCTGAGGGCAACGTCTTTCAGACCGACAACGCCACCTTGATCGAGAAAGTGCTTCGCCAGTCTCCGCACGAAGTTGTCGTGATCGATGACTTCCAGTACGTGATGGCAAACGAGTACATGCGTCGCACTGACGAGAAGGGCTACGACAAGTTCACCGACATCGGCAAGAACGCCTGGAACATCTTGTCGGCCGCCTCTGACCTCGCACCCCATCGCCGTGTCTACGTGCTGTCGCACACGGAAACCGACCAGTTCGGCAAAACCAAGATCAAGACGGTCGGGAAGATGCTGGACGAAAAGATCACCCTTGAAGGGCTGTTCACCATCGTCCTGCGCACCCAGGTACGCGATGGCAGTTTCTTGTTCGCGACCCAAAACAACGGGAGCGACACAACGAAGAGCCCGCTGGGAATGTTCCAAGACCAATTCATCGATAACGACCTCGCCGCAGTTGACGCGGCCATCAGCGATTACTACGAAATCGCAGCCCACAAGCAAGCAGCCTAAGGAGCTATCGTGACTTTCAAACTCGACGCCAATTCCGCCAAGTCGGCCGACAACTTTTTCAGCAGCATCCGCGAGAGCGGGAAGTACATCGGCATCATCACCCGAGCCGAAGCGCTGAATTCCCAACACGGCACCACCGGACTTGGGCTGTCGTTCAAGGCGAACGATGGCTCGACGGCGGACTACCTGGACATCTACACCACGAAGGCCAACGGCGATGTCCTGATGGGCATGAAGACCGTCAATGCACTTCTGGCGTGCCTGAAGCTGCGCGAGATCCGCGATTCACGGATCAAGTACGAGAAGTGGAACAAGGACACCAAGAAGCGCGAGATGGTCGAGATGCCCGGATACCCCGACCTGATGGGCAAGCCGATCGGCCTGCTACTCCAGAAGGAACTCGGCACAAACGACCAGACCGGCGCCGACACCGAAAAGATGGTGATCTTCGGGGTCTTCAACGCTGACACCGAGCTGACCGCCTCGGAAATCCTCGAAGGCAAGACCAAGCCGGAGCGGCTCTCGAAAATGCTCGAAGCCCTCATTGCGCGGCCCATCCGCGACAACCGAACCAGGGGCCGATCAACCGCGCCAGCGCCTCACGCCGCCAGCCAGCACACATCGACTGGCACCGGCTTTGACGACATGGATGACGACATCCCGTTCTGAGGAAACTGCATGGACATCACCCTTCACAAAGCCACCGAGGACGTGCGCGCACTCCTCGACCAGATCGACCCAGAGTCCGGCGAGCTGCCGGAGGGGTTCGAGCGGGCGCGCGCCATCGTGGCCACCAAGGCGGTAGCGGTCGTGGCCTACATGCTCGAATCCGAGCGCCAGGCCGACATGGTCGAGTCCTATGCCAAGGAACTGATGGACCGTGTCAAGACCGCTCGCAAGCGCTCTGACTGGCTCAAGGACTACCTGAAGTCGCACATGACGGCGGCGGGCATCCTGGAGATCAAGGACGAACGCGGCCTGTTCAAGGCCAAGCTGGAGGTGGGCCGCGATGAAGCCATCGAGGTCTTCGATGAAGGGCAGTTGCCTCAGGATTACCTCGCTGAGGTGCCGGCCACCTACAAACCGGACAAGGTGCTGATCAAGAAAGCGATCAAAGACGGCTTTGAGGTACCGGGCGCCAAGCTGGTGAAGCGCGACCGTCTCACGGTGAAGTGATGTTCAAGCTCAAGCCCTACCCCCGCCAGCCCAAGCAGCCCTTGAAGCGTATCGAGGGATGCAGAGGGGTGTATGCGCCAGCCAGCAATGAGGCGGTGGTGGTGGCGAAAGAGGTGATTCACCGCAGCGAGGCGTACCTGCGCTATGTCGCCGAGCAGGAGTGCTTCATCTGTGGTGTCGAGGGCTGGAGTCAGGCGGCACATGAGAACTACGGGAAGGCCAAGCAGCGGAAGGTTTGCGACAGCCGCGTATTTCCAGCCTGCTGCCCGCGATACGGCCTCATGGGCTGCCATCAGCAATTCGACATCGGGCTTGAGTACACCCGCGATGAGCGGCGCGAACTGGGCGTCAGGCTGTCGGCAAAGATGCGCGAGCGGGCGGTTGCGGATGGCTGGCGGTTCACATCCAAAGGGATCACGCGATGACCGACAAGCGCATCTTCGTGATGGCGAACGACATCGCCCGCACCCGCGCCGTCCGCGCTGTGCAGGAGGCGCCCAACGGGTATGTCGTGGAGGTCAAGGAGCCGACCAGATCGCTGGAACAGAACTCGGCTCAATGGCCGATCCTCGCCGCCTTCGCCGAACAGCTCATGTGGCCCGTCAACGGTCAGATGGTCTACATGACCGATGCCGAGTGGAAGGACGTGCTGACTGCCGCATTTCGTCGAGAACAGGTTCGCGTCGCCATGGGCCTGGACGGCGGGATGGTGATGCTGGGCCAGCGCACAAGCAAGTTCGGAAAGCGTGAGTTCTCGGACTGGCTTGAATTCCTTCACGCGACTGCCGCTCAGCGCGGGGTCGTTCTTGAACAACACGAGCCGGCAACGGCTTGACCGATTTACAGGGTATGCGATGCACCGTCTCCTTCCCCCCCTCTCCTCCCTCCTGTTGGTGCTCGCTGGGTGAATTGCCCGGCCCTTTTCTTTTCATCCGACCACGCCGCTCCGGCAGCTTGCATGCGGGCATAGCCCGAGCTACCAACCACCTAAGGACAGCATGAAGACAGCATTTCTCGCCGCGCTCGCGGCACTCATCCTGGCTGGTTGCGGCAGCGATGCAGACATCGCGTCGGCCAATCTCTCGAAGGCCGCCGACCAGTTCGAGGTGCCGCGCCGCATCGTCTTCTACAACGGCATCACGGGCGCCTACATCCTGACGATCGAAGGCCTGTGCTCGCTTGGCAACAACGACCACGACAAGCGCCTGAGCGTGACATGCAAGGTCGGTCCCGCCGCCTACAAGAAGCACTTCCTCGGCCTGTCCGACAACGTGACCTTCTTCGCCGAGCAACTGGAGCCGGTGGCGGCCAGCCCGTACCGCTACCGCGTCATCTTCAAGCCGGACGTGATCGTGCCGGACATCAACCTCAGCACTGGTCTCGGCAAGTGAAGAACCGGGCTGTGCCCGCGAGCAAGCAGCCACATGTCTAGGCCGGATGGAAAAAGGAAATCTCGATGACCCACACCGTTGAATCACAGCCCGAGCTGCCGGCCGAGCGGAGCGCGGAGTTCCTCGCCTGGTGGCACGAGCACGGCCGCAAGATTTGCATCACGCCAGAGTGCGCCGAGTACGTCTTCGAGGCTGGCCGATCCTCTGCCGAAGCCATTCAACCGAAGGTGGGACCGTCCAGAAAGGACATCCAAACTGCGGTTCTCCGTGGTCTGTCCGCATGGGGCGAATCAATCGGTGGCCACACACTTGATTTTGTCGTTGATGAGGTGATGAGGCTTTATGCCGCCCCTCCGCAACCGAAGGAACCGTCATGAGCACAGACCGCGAACTGTTGGAGGCTGCGGCGAACGCAGCTGGGATCGAATTCGTCGGCTGGGACGAAGACCCGTTCGACCCTGAGTTCAGCCACAACGGCACGCCATGCCTGAAGTTGGCGAGTGGGTGGTGGTGGAACTCGCTGGCTGACGACGGTGACGCCTTCCGCTTGGCTGTAAAGCTCGAACTCAATGTGATGGTCGGAGTCGTGAAAACACCGGACGGCTTCACGGCCATCGAATACAGCAAAGATGGCTCGCGCGACGACTATGCCTGCACCCGGCGCGCCATCGTCCGCGCTGCCGCGTCAATGAACAAGGAGACCAATCATGACTGACCGCGATGCACTGCTGAAGGCCTTGGTCGATCTGTCCAAGGCAACAGCGTTCAGTTCGAAAGCGGCCAGAGACAACTTCGAGAAGAACATCGCAGCGCTGCACGCCGCCATTGACGCTCACCTGAGCCAGCCCGCCGAGCCGATGGAAACTCGCAAGCCTGGTGACGGCTGGGAAGACAACGCTCAGTATCTGCTGAACCGCTGCCCGCACACCATTCGCTCGCGTGAAGGTGGCGGTGCCGAGAGCCTGCTGGATTCGCTCATCCTCACGTTCACGAAGATGGAGCGGATGCTTGCCGCGAGCCAGCCAGAGGCCGTGCAGGCTGGAGCGGAGCCGGTGGGCGATTGGCGAGACGTTATTCAAGGCGCCATTGACGAGTTGCCATATGCGCACTACCTGATCCCTCGCTTGGTGGCGCTGTTGTCTTCCGGCCCAAAGGCAGTAGCGCCGCAAATTCGCCCTTTCACTCCGGCTCAGCGCCGCCGCCTGTGGGAGAACAGTCCAGAGCACCATGCTGACGCCAGAAGCTTCGCCGGATTTGAGCGCATCGTGGCCCTCACGGAGCGGGCGCACGAGATCCAGATAGCAGCAGGGGAGCGCAGCACCCCGGCAGAGCCGAGCGCGGACGAACTTTCAAAGCTGGCGTTTGAGGGGTTCGATTCTTATTGGACCGAAGACTGCGCCGGCAGCGACGCCGAAGCGTGGGCCGCAAGCGCACGGGCGGTCATCAAGCACCGCGACGCGCAGTGGCTCGCCACCCCACCATCAGCACAACCGAAGGGAGGGGAGCCGGCATGAGCACCGCAAAGCAGATGTGGAAGGTTGAGCCCTGGGGGAAGTCATGGATGGTGATGCGGCCCGGCCCGGTCGGGCTTGTGCACTATGTGCGCAGCCCATGTGGTTGCGTCAAGTTTTTCCGCTCTCATCAGGCTGCACAGGCTGCCGCCGATCAAAAGAACGCCATGCAGGAACCCAAGCAATGAGCATCACCGTCAAAGAAGCCCACGAGATGGCCGCACGCGCCGCCTCCAAGGGTATCCGCATGACCTTCATCACGGCCAAGCCGCGCAAGCAACCCAGGGCCGGCGACCGTCGCGTGACGAAGAAGCACGGCGAGCAGGTGCGCGTCTTCCGCATCGTCAGGAACTTTCGCGGTGAACCGATCGGCTACGACTGCACCGGAGGCCGGCAGCGATACGAATGGGTATCGCTCGATGACCCGCGCGCCGCCCTTTACGTTAAGAAGGGCCAGAAGCAATGAGCACCGAACGCGAGCAATTCGAGGCGTACTGCGCTGAAAACCTTCCGGCATATTTCAACGGGGCGCCCAACGTCGTAAGGGATGCTCTTTGGTGTCTGTGGCAACACCTCCGCGCCCAGGCTCCAGCATCACAGCACGCACCGGAACCTCGCCCGACTGTCCGTCATCGCTGGTCGATCCCCGTCAAGCTGCCAGATGACCGCATCTGCTACATGCGGAAGGACGACCTCAAGCCTGACGACATGGTTGTGTTCTTCGATTCGGAGACGTACAAGCCGAATGGCGCCGCACCGGCAGATGCGGCGCGAGAGGCGCTGGTGGAGGAGTGCAAGCGGCTGGCGAGCAACTTTGCTACGCACCATGATGGTTGGGAGGCGCTGTGCGTCGTCATTAACCGCCTCGCCGCCCTTCCTGCGCCTGCTGTGCCGGCCAGCTCAGCCGTGAATCGCCTCCGAGAAATCGCCCATGGTGTCGAGTTGTACGGAGCGCCAGACAAGAGCCTGCTTGCGCGCCGACTCGAAGCTGTTGCGGATGAATTGGTCTCATCGCCAGAAGCGGCAGCAGGGGTGTCGAGTGAGTGGAGGCCTGGCGAGTGGTATCAGGCGCAGAGCGTCGATGACATGCAGCAGTTCTACAAGTCACGCTTGCCGGCCGTCCGTGAGGCCGCACGCGAGCATGGCTATGCCATCGCAGTGCACGGCTCGGAGCGACGCGACTTCGATCTGATCGCTACGCCGTGGCGCGAAGGCGCATCCGACGCCAACACGCTGGCACATGCGGTCGCGATGGCTGCATGCGGAATCACCAGGCAAGGAGACTACCAGTTCGAGCAAAAGCCGCTTGGTCGCTTGGCCGTGAGCATTCCGGTTTGCTGGACCAGCCGGCCCGATGTCGTGAGCGACGGGCACATCGACCTTTCAGTGGTGCCTGCCGTCGCAGCCCAGCCGCAGGTGCCACAACTCCAGCAAGCCATCGACCGCCTGAACGCGCAGATCAGATGGCTGCGCCACGGCAAGCTGCTAGACGACGTGCCCATGATGGCCGTGACCGACATGGAGGTGCTGCGCGATGCGCTTTCGGCACCGCAGGCGGATGCGTGCAAGGAACCTCTGAACTCGGACACGCTTTGGCAACTCGCGCAGGACGACTGCAGAGCTTACCTTTGCGATGTCCGTGGTTCGGCTGATCAGGCCGGCATGCACTTCCCTGATCGCGCCTCGCTGCTCCGTTTCGCCGCTCTGGTGATCGACAGAACCGATGCCGAGCGCGCGACCCGCCGCTCCCAGCAGGCTGATGCAGCAGGAGGTCAGGGGTGAGCCTTCCATACGAAAACGCAACCTCTGGCGGCGCCGCTCTGGAAGAAATCCGAAAGGTGCTGACGAAGTTCGGCTGCCAGCGCTTCGGCACGATGACAGACGTGGAGAACGGCGAGTTGATCGTGCAGTTCAGCTTCCGAGGGCGTGATGTTACGGCCCGTGCCTCCTATCGTGGCTACGCTGCTGCCTGGCTGAAGGAGCACCCTTACACACAGCGCACGCGCGGCTCGAAGGTTGACCACGAGCGCAAGGCGCTGAAGCAGGCAGAGACCAGCGTGTGCTCCGTGCTGCGCGACTGGATTAAGGGGCAGATCGTCGCCATCGAGACCGGCATTTTGACGTTCGAGGGCGCGTTCCTCGGCCAGATCCTGCTGCCCAGCGGCCGCACGGTGCTGGAGCAAGTCGCCCAGGCCAACATGCTGCCGCAGCTTCAGGCGCCCACCACCAGCAAGGAGGGCGAGTGATGCCCCAACTGATCATCCACAAGGACGGCGCCTACAACATCTTCAGCACGGTTGTGGATGCCTGCCATTACGAACCCGCGCTCACACTGGGGGAGCTCACCGAGGTGATCCGCTTCGAGCAAGGACAGAACGGCATCGACCAGTTGCCGGCGCGCCTGGAGCGTGCACACCGCACCGGCTGTTCCTCCCTCGGCGGTGAGACGCTGGAGGAGTGCATTTGCTGCAACCGTGCCGGGCCGAACGAGTCGAGGCTGAGCTTCGATGACTTCGTCGCCAGGTTCCTCACGTTGCCGACGAAACAGGGAGGCGAGTGATGCCCATCCTCAAGAACGCGGACCTTTCCAAGATGTTCATCACCGAGCCGAAACGGCCAGAGCCGGTAACGCTGGTTGCGGAGATCAACGTCGATGAAGAACTGATTCGCCTCATCCAATCCGACAGAACATATGCGGTCAATTTCATCAAGCGAATGTTGGCGCAACGGCTGCTGGACCAGATCACTGCGAGGTGCCTCCCGTTCGATGTGGAGGCCGGGCTGGATGACTTCCTCTACCGCCGCAAGCCGCTGCGTATGGAGGTGACGCTCGCCGACCGCGGCAAGTACGAGCACTGGCTGCCGATAGAGCGCGAGGCTGGCCAACGCGAAGGCTTCATCGACGGCGAGAAGGCAGTGCGCCGCCGCCTCCCGCACGGCATTGACATCGACAGGACGGACGAATGATGGCGGTCTACGTCGATGACATGCGCGCTAGCTTCGGCCGGATGGTGATGTGCCACATGGTGGCCGACACCACCGCCGAGCTGCTGGACATGGCCGACCGGATCGGCGTCGCCAGGCGCTGGCTCCAGAAGGCAGGCACGCCGCACGAGCATTTCGACATCGCCCTGAGCAAGCGTGCCTTGGCTATCCAGCACGGCGCCGTCGAAATCGACCGGTACCAGCTGGTTGGCATCATCCGCGGCAGGCGCGAAGCTGCCGCAAACACAAGTGAACCGGCGTAGGGGTACGCCAGAGGAGTCCGAGATGAGCAGTACAGGAGCACACCAATGAGCCTCGTCACACAAGCATTTCTGTTCGAGAAGTACGGCCCTCGCCTGAACGCGGAACAGCTCGCCGAAGTCCTCGGCATCTCGAAGGCGGCGCTCTACAACCAGATCAGCTCTGGGACTTGCGCCGTGAAGACTTACCTGGAGTCGGGGAAGCGCTGGGCGGACTATCGGGACGTGGCCGAGCACTTCGACGCTGTGCGAGTACACGCGGCTTGACCGCCGCCATGTCCTCGGGTCGCAAGTTCGTGTAGCGCTTCAGGTTGCGCCAGTCCTTGTGTCCCGTGACGAGAGCAACATGCTGGATCTCGTAGCCCTCCTCGAACAGCCGGCTCGTCCCTTCGTGGCGCATGTCGTGAAGGTGAAGGTCCGGGATCGACAGCTTGCGGCACGTCCAAGTGAAGTATTTGGACAGCGTGCCAGGCTCGATCGGGAACAGCCGCCCATCCTCGGAGTCCGGCTGGCGCTGCGCGATGTCCCAAGCCTCGCCGAGCAGCGGCACCCGCTCCAGCACCTTGCCTTTGCGGGGATGCTTGCGCCACACCGGGATGACGCGTGTTGCCGGGTCGATCTCGGTCTTGAGCACGGCGCACACCTCACCGCGGCGCATGGCCGTGATGGCAGCGAAGGCCACCGCCTCAGCGTAGACGAGGCCGTAGGTCGTAAGCATGTGATGCAGGATGCGCTGCATCTCGTCGTCGGTCGGCCTGCGCTCCCGCTTCCCGCCGCCGCCAATCAGCCGCAGGTGATGCAGCATCGGTCGCGCCGCGCCCACCACGTCAGGCAGCGTCACCTTCAGCTTCGCGCCGCCATAGCGCAGCACCGTGCCCAGCTTCGACACGTCCATGTTGATGGTGTACGGCCCGGCGCCGTCCTCGCGCCTAGACACGGCGTAGGCGATGAGGTCGTCCGGACTGAGCTTGCCGGCCACCCTCTCTCCCAGGCCCTTCTCCAGCGCCTTGAGCATGTAGTGCTCGTTCGAGGTGTCGAGGATGGGTCGCGCCTGGTCGCGGAGTTCCCGGTATGCCTGGATCACCTCACGCACCAGCAGCCTGCCCGGCTCGGCCTGAACCTGACCACCGTCGATCTCGCCCTCTCGGGCACGCGCCCAGGCGAGCGCCTGGGCCTTGGTGTCGAACGTCTTACACTGGGCCTTGTGCCCCTTGCGTCGGATCAGTGCTCGCCACCGATCCCCTATTTGCAGGATGCTCGCCACGTATCACTCCTCGTATCGCCGCGTATCTTTGCGGCTATGATACCGACGGAGTTAGTTGGAGCGTCACAGAGCGAACGGACAACGCGATGCAGGGGCGCATTCCGCCCAGCCCGCCGTAGTTCAATGGGAAGAATCCCAGGCTCTTGTGACTTTCCGTATCAAACGGATATCACTGGAGCTACATGGGAACCGTCGTCGAACTCGGCCAGCGGCTGAGGATCACCCGCACAGCCGAACAGTGCCAGCTTGACCGGATCGCGCGACGCGATGCCGAGAGGAGCGCGAAGGCGTGCGCCCTTGCTGCCAAGCGCAAGGCGGCGATTCTGCGGCGGACGCCGCCCTGGGCTGACCTTCAGGCCATCCGAGCCATCTACGCCCAAGCAGCGCGCGCCACGCGCCTGACGGGCATCCCTCACCACGTTGACCACATCGTGCCGCTTCAGGGCGAGCTGGTCAGTGGGCTGCATGTGCAAAACAACCTGCAAGTCCTAACGGCAACGGAGAACCGCAGGAAGTGGCACCACTTTTCTACTCAGGAGCTGACATGACCGATCCCACCCCCACCGGGGCAATCCCCTCTGACCGAGAGTTGCTGGAGCTTGCTGCGAGAGCCTCTGGCATGCCGGTGCTGCCCTTCGACCAACCGTGGGGGCCGGGCGCCACCGGCTGGTTCTACAACTCGAATGGCGGCTCCGGCATGTTCAGCGTGGACGGCCCGAAGCGCTGGAATCCCCTCACCGACGATGGCGACGCTCTGCGGCTAGCGACGAAGCTACGGATCGACCTCTATCACTACGCTGGGGCGATGAACCACGGGGAGCCTGACTACGTGCAGGCCGTCCCGTGTGACGGCAATCCCGAAGGCGCGAGCGTGCTGGAGAACAGCAATCAAGACCCCTACGCCGCCACCCGCCGCGCAATCACCCGCGCTGCCGCTGAACTCGGGAGGGCCGCAGCATGAGCGGCCCCTCTACCCTGCCCGACCGGATCAGTGCCTACCTTTCGGGTGGAGGCCTGTTCAACCCGGAGATGGCTGACCACGACGCAGTTCGAGACCTGCTGATCGAGTGCCGGGATGCTCTTGCCCATCCGACCTCCACGCTCCGGCAAGAGGCATGCGACGCTGCTGCGTCGGAGCCGGTAGCGTGGCAGTGGCGCAAGAAGGGCGACCCGTGGACGCTTGAGCGAACGTTCAATTCCGAGGTGTTCGCAACGACGGATGACACCGAGGTTCGCGCGCTGTACGCCTCCCTCTCTCCTGCTCCGCAAGCAAGCCCGGATGAGTGGGCCGAGTTTGATGTGCTGGGATACACCGGGAACGACGTAGAGCAGGTTGCAGGAGCGTCCGGACCCAGAGAGAAGGCACTACGCGAGGCCCTGTGGTACGTGCAAGACTGCCTGTCGGAGTATGACCGTGTCGAGGTGCAGCAGGTCAAGCGCACCATGGTCGCAGCTATGTCCGCCACTTCGGGAGCCAAGCCATGACCGGCCCCGTCCAACTGCTGGTCGGCCTCGCGCTTCTGGCTGGCGTCGTTCTGCTGGGCTGGCTTGTGCACCGCTTCACCAAAACCGTCGTGCCCTACGAGGCCGGCGAAAGAAGGGAGAATCTCAAGGAGGCGCCGCGCGGACCGAGCTACGCGATGACCTATGCGGTTCTGATCGTGATCACAGCCATCTGCGCACTGATCCTTCTGTGGCTAATCGCGGCGTTCGGGTATGCGACTTACTGGACGTGGGGAAACTACGGGCCTGCAGCGCTCGTGCCTGGCGTCATCACCGCGGCGCTGGTCGGCGTCCTGCCATCGGCCGCAACCCACTTGCATGCCTATTGGTCGTCTGTGAACGAAGAGCGGGGGCGTCTTTCCGTCAAGGCCGACACCAGGCCAGACTTCGGCATCCACAAAGAGTCTGAGGAGCCCGTGCGCAATGATGGCGGCGGGTACGAGTGGAAGGATGGCAGGATCACCAGAGACCAGAAAGGCAAGGAACCGCTATGACCGCACACGCGTACTTTCTCGTTCTCTGCTTTTTCAACGGTCCGTGCGGGGTTGTCCAGATGGATGTCAATGCGCAGACGTGTAACAAGACGCTCGCTGCATTTGAGTTGTCCGAGGCGCTTCTGGTCAAGAACGGTCGTGAGAGGACCGTCGCGCTTGCTCAATGCAGAGATATGGGCGACGGGAAGCTTCTCGCGCAGTTCGCTCCCCACTGATGTACCCTAGGCGGCATGAAACGAGTCGCCTTCTGGTACTGGATGCTGCCTGTCGCCGGTAAGCCCGGCAAGGTCAAGAGGTCGAACTTCCGGATGGACGAGGAGACAGCGCAGCAGCGCTATCCAGGCTGTCAGAAGGCGGACTGGGCGCCGGAGTGGCGTAAAGTGTACGAGCCTACGGATGATGTTCCGTTGAACACGAAGCCGGTTGATCCGGAGAAGAGCTGCTAAGCCTGTTCGCGATTCGCGAATTCCGAAGTATGTACACGAACTTCGGACACGCGCGACTCGTACCCGCCGCATGCCGCCAGCTTCAGCAGCGCCTCTGCGGCGTGTTCAATATCTTGGACAAACGCGCGCTCCGGCACGAAGATCCGCAGGCCGGCGACGAACAGCGTAGCGCCGAGTTCTGAGGCGATTTCTTGCTCAGATTTGGCCTTCTGCGCCTCGTAGTGGCTCATATTTGGCTCATGTTTTGAGGCGATTGGTGAGGCGATCACGCTCATGGCATGTCAGGCCAATACCTGTTGTGCTTGGCTCGGTTTTGCCGTCGCGGGATGACCTGCAGATTGGCCGGGCAATGAAGGCCACACACTAGCTTGTGTTGCAGCGGAACGATGTGGTCCACATCATGTGGTACTCCGCTTGCTGATAGCCTGCGCGCGAGCATATAGAAGCTCTGCATCGCCCGCCGGTCTGCCCACGAGGGGGTGGCGCGAAGCTTTGAGGCCTGTCGTCGGCGAACGATCTCCATCTGGATGTGCTTATTTTCGCTCGCCCACTTGGCTTTGGCCGCAACGGCGGCCTCAGGGTTTTTTCGTTCCCACTCGCGCCTAGATTGACGCCGCCTTTCGGCAACTATGTGCTGCGGCAGCGGTGGACCCATATGCCTCGGCGGCTTGTTCTTATGGTTCCATTCGCGTTGACGCCTTCTAGTCGCCTCTGGATTGCGCCGAGCGTGTTCTACGGCATCCAGTACGTGGCATGGCTTGCAGCGGGCGCGTGGTTTCCCGCGACATAGCGGAAATGCATCAATGGGTTTGTTCTCGCCGCACCTGGTGCAGCACTTTAGAATGGCATCAGCCATCTGCCTAACCTCCGAAATAGGTTAGGTTGGTGGTTAGGCCCGCCTGAGTGCTCGCAACACTCTCGTGGGTCGCCTGCATTCTATTCGCCAGAGACATCGAGCACGGTGCCCCTAAAGTCAACCTTACCGAATTCCAGAACCCTACACAGCTCCGGCCATAGGAGGCGGCCGCCGTGGAACGTGAGAACGGCAAATCCGCTTCGATGGTTCTTCGGGTTGTCTTCGCTGTAGTCGATGAACTGGGGGCCGTTTACGTCCGCGAGTGTGCCAGTATCGACGCCCCAGCGTGTACCGTTGTAGTCGTCGTATGGCGTTACCTTGAGCGAATGAAGGTGCCCGGTGACGATCGTCTTTCCTGAACTGACAGTGTTGTTATGGGCGGCGTGAATTCCAGACTTAAGTCTGTGTTTCACCACAACATCACCATTGATCCAGACAGACCAGCATGGCGCCCACGCAGTGAAATGATCCTTCAGACTAAACCCCTTTACACCCTCGAACTCTGGCGCATTCTGGGCCAGGCGGTTCTCAAACCGTGCGTCGTGGTTGCCCAGCGGCCAATATAACTTCGCCCCTTCTGCGACATCCTCAATCTCGCCAAGTCGCTCTTTGCAGGCCTTCAACTCCTCTAATACCGTTGGCTTTGAGTCCCAGCCGATCCGCGGATATCGACTAATCGAAGCTCCGTCGAAGGCGTCACCATTGTTGATGATCGCCTTGGGCTTGAGTTCGCGTGCGAACATGAGGAGGGCCTTGAAGGCGGTTGATCGCACACCTGGCCAGAAGTGCGCGTCTGAAAAGATCAACACGACGCCATTCTGGACGTCGAGTTGACGCCGTGCTGAATGCTCGACCTGCCGTAGATGCTTGAAGTGGTGCCCGCTCGGCGGCTCATTCCTTGAATCCAAGTTCAGGTTGTACCGCTGCTCCACCCGACGACGGCGCTTGAACACGTCCCTCTGGGCCATCCCAAGCGCCTTGGCTACGGCGCGACCGCCGCCATGGGTTCGCCACAGTTCCATGAACTCAGCGTCTGTGCATTTGGCAACTGGCATCTATGCCTCCGGTGGAATGAGCAGCAGATATTCCATGCGCGGCATGATCACTCTCGCCCCGGGACAAGAAGAACTTCCAGCGTGTTGATCACGCGGTGCTCAATGGACGCCAAGTCGTCGTCCGTGATGGACGGATTGCGCGCGGACTGGATCAATTCGTAGAGCAAGACGTGCAGCAGTTCGTGCACCGCCGTCTGTGTGATCGTCACCTCCGTGACCGGGGTCGCCATCCAGTCCAGGCCGATGCGACAAGTGACCTGGCGCTGAGACCAGTTCCACTTGTCCATCTGCGCCATGACGTTCTTAGCGCGCTTTGGCGAGAAGACGATCCGCCAGTCCTTCAGGCCCATCCGCTCCTGCCATGTATCAAGCGCCTTGCGAAAGGCCTCGATGTCGGCGTCGGTCATGGTGCCCATGGCATCACTTCGATGGTGTTACCACACAAACCGAATCCGCATCTTCAAACCGCCGGATGATGGTGAAATGCACGTCATCACTTCCGACGAGCCGGTCGTCAATGTGAGCTTTGCCGCTTTTGGAGCAGACCAGTGACGGTCGTCCTCCGATGCCATGGTTGTTGAGCGTGCTGCACCCCGACAAGGCCGCCAGCGCGAGGACAAGAACGAGCTTCATACTTTGTTTCCAATCGGTGGTTTGACGGTCTTCTGCTGCGCCGCGAGTTCTTCGTCTGACACCATGTCAGAGATGAACCGCGGGCACTTCATGCCTTCGTCGGTGTACATGTAGGTGCCGCGGAAGTTGCCCATCGTGGCGCCGATGCCCTGAGGCAGCGGGCACTTGTAGCGGGCGCAGTTCTCCTTGAACTGGCAGTCTGGCGATGGAGTGCAGCGGGCCTCTTTGGCGGGAAGGATGCGGCGATGCACGGTGCTCATGACATCACCTCCGCTACAGCGGCCGCATGGTGCGATGGCCACGACTCCGGCCGCGGCTTGCCTGGCTTCCAGCAGCGCAGATACAGCGCCCAGGACTCTTGCGGCTGATCGACGGCTGGCAGCGGCTTCGGATCTGTCCACAGCAGCAGCCGGCCAAGCCCCATCGCTAGCACATCATCCGTCTCGATCTGCGACCAGATGGCCTCAGGCGTGAAGGCGCATCCACGTTCGCGGCAGAGATCGACCAGCCAAAGCCGGCTCTGCGGGTGGTTCATGACGCCACGGACGCCGCCGATCTCGAACTGAAGGTACCCGTGTGCCGGTCCACGCTTGCCGTTTGCCAGTATCTGGACGTGGGTGGTGAATCCAGACTCCTGCAGACCGATGGCCAGCAGCATCACCTTGGCCTCGCGCGAGTTCATCTTGGTGGGCAGCAACGCCAGAGCAGGAACAATGGCACCCTGCATGACAGCGGCAAGACGGAGCATCACGGCCTCTCCGCCAAGTGTGGGGTAGTCTGCGGCTCTTCGTAGCACACAGCACCGATGACGACTGGCAAGTCCAGGCGCACACCGTGCCGATCAACCTTGATGACCAATTGCCGGCCGAGCGAGTAGCCGTCGCGCCGGAACATCTCGCCGTTCAGGAACTTGTCGCCGATCTGCACTCCAGCCTTGTCAGCGGGACCGCCCGATACAACTTCCTCCACCCACCCGGCGTAGGTGGAGATGATGCCGACGCCACGGTATGAGTGAGGGCAGCCGATGCCTGCGCCTTCGCTGTTCTCAGACGGGAGAAGTTGCATAGCAACGTCCTCGCCGCGAGTGGTGCCGCCGGTCAACTCAGTGTGCGCAAGCCGCGTTATCGGAAACGTTCCGAACAGGGCTGCGTGCAGCAGCACCGATCCGGCAGCGCCGACAAGCCTGGCATTCATGAGTTCGGTCCCTGAGCGCGCAGGATAACCGCCTGCATGATCTGGTACAGCTCGCGCTTGGAGAACACTGCACAGCCGCCACCCTCCGCGCATTCCTTGGCCTGGTCGGACTCCACGAGCGCCATGCCCTGGCTGGTCTGCACCGCATGGCCTTGTAGCCACGCATACTCAGCGGCGACAGTCACCGCGAGCGTTGCACAAACCGTGATCGCAATGACTGAAAGTCGCCGCATGGTGGCTCCTAGGTTTTCGGCTCCGCGCCGGGTTGGGATGGTCGGCCGCTGATGTAGCCGAAGGCGCCAGCAAGAGGCGTCAGCAGCATCAGCATCAGATCCTTGTTGGCCGATGGAACGGTGACGAAGAACAGGGCGCCGAGAGCAAGCGCATAGATTGCGGCGATGACTACCAGGGCGATGAACTTCTCTTGGCGACTCATTTGATGCCCCTCAACTCACGACGCCACTTCCACACTAGGTAGGCCGCCTGCAGAGCGATGAATGCGATGGATGTCAGGCCCACCCATGCGCTGATCGGGATGTCGGCAACCCAAGCCCAAAGCAAGGAGACGGACGGTGCCGCTTGCGCCGCCGCACTTGCAACCGCCTTTGCCTGATCGGCGGCATCGTGGATTTGATGGGTCATGCTGATACCACCCCGTCACCCTTCCAGGTGCCTGGCGAGCCGGCCACGGTGCAGCGCGAACTGCCGTAGTGCGCGCCGTCTGCGGTTGGATCGATGATGTCGATGATGTCGCCCACAACGCTTGCCATGCCGGCCGGCGGCGTGATGTCGCCTGTGAGCGTCGCTTTCAGGGCCCTGAAGCGGCGAGGCCGATTCGTCCCGCTTGGATGCATCCCCTTGACGTACGGGATGATGTTCACACCTCCGTAGGAGGTGCCAGTCCCGTTGTCGTTGTCGGCAAAGATGTCGAGCACCGCATAGTCCGTGGAACTGCCGATGCTGTAGTGCACGCCACCGCCGGCCACACCGTAGCTGTAGTTGTCCTGGATGTCCGCCGCGACCGTCGCCGAATCGGCCTTGACGCCATTCGTTTGGGTTTCGCCTGAACTGCGCCCGAGCTTGCAACTGCGAACGACCGGGCGGGTGCATGTCCCGAGGCGCACGCCTGCGTAGGTTGCGCCGTTGCCATAGGCCTCAACCTCAACGGCCCTGCAGTTCTTCGGCGGCACCGTGGGATGGTCGATCTTGACGCCATCCTTGACGTTTCCGTAGTACCGGCCGCGCCAGAGTTCCACGTCCTCGGCGCCGGTTTCGATCAAGGCCCCGTACTCGTGGCCCGTGGATTCGCATGCCATCAGCACGCCGCCGATCTGATTCTGCATGCGGAACCCAGCCATGGCTGACCCGGTGCCGCTTCCTTTGGTTCGGCATTGCTCGAGCACGATGTCGATCTCTTGGATCGGCGCCAGCAGATTGACGTAGCCGACGTTCGTGATGGCGGCAGCCACGTTGTCGGCGTAGCAGTCCGAGAAGAAGCCCCAGCCGTTGTTGGCTGCCAGCACGTTCATCCGGCTGACACGGATGCCCTTGTGGCGATACGGCTTGACGGCAGTCGGCGCGAACTCGAAGCCCGCATCTCCCGCGGTGTGCAGGAAGCCTGCGTAGGTCGTGCTCGCTGCCTCAATGTCTGCAACCCGGATGTCGTACACGCCGGAAAGGCGGATGGCATGGGAAGCCGAATAGGTGAACGCACCGATCTTGTTCTGGGCAATCGTCGCGTTGTGCGGGTGCGTGGTGTACATCGTCCCCGCGAGAAACGCCACCTTGCCGGCCACAATGCCGGCGTCGGTGCTGGTGTCCAGCGTGCCGACATAGCCCCAGTCCAGCCCGATGGCGATCGATGCGTAGGCGTTGTCCGGGAAGTAGTTGCCGGTGATGCGGAAGGCGTTGGCGCCGCCGTTGACCTGGATGACAGCCTTGCCGCTTCCATTGCCCCAGAGGTCGCAGTCTTCGATGGACCAGCGGCTGACACCTTCGTCCGCGCTAGGCGAGGCCACCGTGCCGCCGCTGCTGTACAACGGCCCCACCGTGACGCAGGCATGGATGCCGGCCTGGCTGCCTGGAGTTCCGCTGCTGTAGGCGCGCACCTTGACGCGCACCATGTGTGAGTTGGTGCGGAGCTTGATGCCCTCGCTGGCCGCACCACTCAGGTCAAGGATGATGGTGATGTCGCGCAGAACGACGCCAGGCTTGATGATTGGCGCCGTCGTGCAGCGGTACTTCTTGCCCTTGACGCCGCAGACATAGCCGCCGCCAGCGGCCGACACGGAGTCGATGGCGGCCTGGATTGCAGCGCCGTCGCTGGTGCCAGGCGTCGTGATGGACGTGAATTCGTTTTCGACACAGTCGCCAACTGCCGCCCACGGGAAGTCGCCGACGCAAACACCGTCAACGTACTGGCGCCAGCCAAGCGTGCCTTGAACGTAGTTCAGCGTGGCATCGGGGACGACCATTCCGGCGTTCAAGCCCGGCAGCGTGCGATCTGCAAGTTGCAGAATCACATCCGCCGCAGAGCCGCTTACTGGCGCAGAGAGCAAGAGCTCACCGCTGGAGCCGAACAGAAGTTGCGTATTGGCACGCTGCGAGGCAGCAGGCAACGTCGCACCGCTCGTGTCAGATGCAGCGAAGACGAGAGCCCGAGAGAGAACCTCCGCCTGCTGCTGAACGATCATCGTCAGCTTGTCGAGCGCAGCCTCGTGCGACTGAGCTGGGAACTTCCCGGTTTCCGGATAGGCGGTTTCTTGGGTAAGGGGTACGTCGCGAAGAACCGTGATGTAGCCGCCCGACGGATATGCGACGGTCGTCGTCGCAGTGCCGCCGTCCGGATCTCCTGCACCAGTCAGGGCGTAGTCAACATCGAGCGTGAGCGTGGATTCAAGGCCGTCAGCGTCAGTATGCAAAACACTAACGTGACCATTCTCCAGGAAATAAAACGGTACCGTCCAAGGCCCGGTTGTCCCGTTGGTATCGTATCGAGCTCTGTATGTCGTGGTCTCGACAGTCACGGTGCGCGGCCCCTTTTAATGACCGCGGCATCGTCACCGCCTGGAGCCGCAAGGGTTTGTCTTGGACTTACCGCCCCATAGCGACCCCGAGATCAGGCGCCCTGGAAGGAATTTGGTCGCGTGGTGCCCACCACCATTGTTGCCCCCAGTCCTTTGCTGCCCGCTGCTGCATCTTGCTGAGGTAGCCGGGGGATAGGCTCTCGTTCACCGAGTTCATGAATGCGTGATCGATCAACGGCTTGACCTGCCAAAGCGAGTTGCCAGGGGTATTGGACCTCACCCAATTCACGAGCTCGGCCTCCCAGTGCGTGTCTTTGCCCTCGGCTGCCTGCCAGATGTTCTCGGTGATGTTCTTCAGCACGAGGTCGGCGGCGCTGCCAACCGTCGGCCCGGCCAGGTTTTTGATGGCGGTCGTTGCGGAGTCGGTGGCGCTGCCGGCTGGGTCGATCAGGAAGAGGTCGCCAGCGATGCCGAAACCACCGCCCTGCGCCAGCGCCTTGGCCCAGAAGCGGCCCTTGTGCATGTCGATGGGATCTTTGCCGGCGAGGATCTGCTTCTCCTGCGTGGCCACCGCACCAAGCCCCAGCAGAGTGGTCATCAGGACTGCGCCGTAAATCACACGGTTGGCGAGCATCGGCGAGCCGTCGGCGCCATGGTCGCCCTCCAGCATGCGCGACCAGTGTCTGGTGAACATGGCGATGGGAAAGCTCTTGAACTGCATCACCGTGCGCATGAGCTCGCCGCCCGGCGTGCCAGCCTGCAGCCCACCACCGGTGACGATGGCGCGCGTTGCAATGTCAGGGTTCACCACCGCGAACTCGCTCTCGTCGTGGATGAAGCCGAAGACCTTGGCCGCGATCTCGTTGGCGCGTTCGTGGCCGCTGGCCTTGATGGTCTGCGGCGTCAGCAGCTCGCGGCCCTTGTACTGTTCTGGCTGGATGCTGTTGAGCGCCTGCCAGTCGGCTTCGTCGATGCCATTGCGCGCCAGGCGAGAGCGCTCGAACTCGGTGAGCGCGCCCCACTCCTTGCGAGACATCCTGGCCAGCCCCGCATTCATCGACATCGTGAAGCCCTGTCGCAGCCCGTCCGTCCATGCGTTGAGCAGCGACCAGCGCATCACGGAGTTCGCGAGCTTGCCGCTCCAGTTTGATCCCAGGTGGTCGCCGCTCCAGCGGTTCAGGCTGTCGGCCACGCTCTCGGCGATCATGCCGTGCGTCGCCATCCACTCGCGCGTGTCCTTCGAGGCCTGGCCGCCGATGTCCTTGATGAGTTGCCAGTACGGCAGCCGGTTGTAGCCAGCGGTGAGCGCGAGCGTTCCGAGGTCGGTCACGCTGGAGATGACTGCGCCGCCCAGCTTCGCCGCCGTCTGCAGATTGCGAACCATCTGCATGGTCTGGGCGAGCGGCTGATCCTTCGGCGCCCCGGTCTTGCCGCTGATGATGTCCCAGTAGGTCTCCGGGTTGATGCTGAAGGTGGCCTTAGCCTTCTCGCCCAGGGTCACGGCGGGAGCCGGGCGCGCCAGGTCCATCTGCAGCCGCGCGTTCGCCGCGGCGTCCGGGCCGTAGCGCTCAACGAGCACGGTGTCGCGCGTGAGGCCCGAGATGTGCCCCATCATGGCGTCGTACAAACTGCCGCGGCCGAACTGCTGCATGTAGGACAGCCAGGCGTCGCCGTCGGCGAAGTGAATCTGCCGGCTGTCGGCGCCGCGATTGGCGCGCGCACCCGTACCCTTGAAGGCGCCCGGCTCCTGCTTGTTCAGGCCCTCGGTGCTGAGCGTTTCGTAGGAGGACCGCAGGAACTGCCGCAGTTCGTCGTCGCTCATGCGCGCGCCGTCGTCGCGCAAGTAGCGGTTGCGGTCTAGCAGCGGCATGGTGGTCTCCACCCACCCATCCGCGCCGGCCTTGCGTACCTTGGTGGTGTCGTGAGGCTGCGGCACGTAGCCGTAGTCCAGGCGGCCGACATCACCGCCGGCAGCATTGAACCGCACCCGCTTGGCCTCCATGGTGTCCAGCCACGCCCGGGCGGCGGCCTTGGCCACGTCGTTCTTGGTGTGTCCGTCGGCGTTCTTGTAGATCTCGCGCACGATGTCCGCCGTCATCTGGCGGTTCTCGGCATCGAAGGCGAGCATCAGGAAGCGCCGGCCCACGCCCTGGCCCTGCTTGTTCCCAGCGGCCTCGATCAGGGACACCAGGTTTCCGAAGGTCATCTTGCGTTCGGCCTTCACCAGGTGGTCGGTGAGCTCGAAGTCGCGCTTGAGAGCATCGACGCGCGTCCCGTCGTTGGCGGCCTGCAGTTGCCCCACCCGGTTGCTGGTCTCAGCGGTGCGCAGTATCTGGCGCTGGGCGTTCTCCAGCTTACGCGCGGCTGCTGCCTGGATTTCTCCCATGGCATGCGCGGCGCCCTCGGTCAGTTGCTGGTCGCGGGTTAGCGATTGCCAGCGTGCCGGGTCCTGACGGGCGAGCTGACGCATCGACGCAGAGATGCGGTCCTCGACCGCCTGAAGTTGCGCCGCGGTGAGGCGCGCCCTGCCGGCGGCCTGGGCTGCGGCCTGGACGGCCTGCGCACATTTCTCAAGCATGGGAGTATCCTCTCGGCGTGCGAATCGCTCTGCTTGTCCTCGTCATCTTCGGCTGCACCCTGGTGCCGGCCGTTTTTGTCTGGGGCAACTCAGGCAGCTTCAGGACCGCCGTCTCGGTGTGGTGGTCGTTCTCTCGGTACCTGTTGGTGCTGGCCGTGCCCGGCATCATCACGTCGATCTGGTTCGGCATCTTCGGCCCCTAGAAGCCGAACGACAGCGCGCACTCGGCTGCAGCGCGCAGCAGGTCGGCGTCTGACCGCTCCATGTCAGCCTCTTCCTTGGCCTTGGCCAGTGCCTCCTTCAGGCTCAGCTTCTCGTCGCTGCCCGGCAGCACCACCTGCAGGTCGGGCTTTTCCTGCGCGAGCGCGGCGGTGCGCTGGGCGTCGAGGCTGGGAGCTTCTCCGGCCGGTGCAGAGCCACCCTCACCTCGCGCGCTCGGCTCGCCGGGAGCGGCTTTGTCAGGCGCTGCCGCGGCTTCGGCATCAGGGAACGGGCGCGGCGCGAGCGCGGCAGTATCAATCTTCGGCGGTGAAGGCTCGATCTCGATGCTGTGCTGGTCTGGGATGGCGTTCGCCGAGTCAACGATGCGTTCGACTGGCGCGCGAGGGGCGGGCCTGTTCACTTGCGTGATCTCGTTGCCGAAGTGGACAGTCTTGCCGCCGTCCCACAGTTCGACCGGCGTCATGCCAACAGACGGCTCGCGCTGAGGGGTCACCACCGTGCGAGCCTCGAACTTGCCGGCGTCCGGACCATCGGTGTAGCGCATGCCGATGCGGCCATCAGGCATCTCGGCGATCTGCGCCGGTGCGCGGCCCTTGGTCTGGATCTCGGCGAGCGCCTGCGCCTGTTCTGGCGTCAGGTAGTAGGTTGCCCGGGACGTTGGTTGCGGGCCAGCATCGCCTTCGTGCCCGACATCCGAACGCGCCGCCTTGTTCCTGGTCGTCACGCCGCCCTCGCCCACTTCGTAAGTAGAGCCGCGAGCCGTGGTGAAGGTGATCGGCTCCGGCGGCGCAGCAAGGTGAGGAACACGGCCGGCGGCCAGTTCGTCGGCTGCGGCAAGCACTTCTGAGCGTGCCTCTGGGTGCGCCGGCATGGACTGCATCAGCGCCTGATCCAGCACCTGCACCCGCGCCGCCGCCACCACATCCGGATCGGACGCGCCGCGCTGCGCCGTGTGCTCCTGCGCGTACTTCTTGACGCGCTCCAGGTAGGCGGCCGTCTCTGGGAAGGTCGGCTTGCCGCCGCCGCGCACGATGGCCGCCTGGGCGCCGCCGCCGTTGTAGTGCGCCACCGCGGCATCCCAGGAGCCGTAGGCGTCGTAGAGCTGGCGCAGGTACCGCGCCGCGCCGTCGATGCTTTGCGCCGGGTCCGTGCGGTCGGTGATGCCCAGTTCCTTGGCCGTGCCAGGCATGAACTGCATGACGCCTTGCGCGCCCTTCGGACTGGTGTCACCGCTGCCGGATTTCTCACCGGCGTTCTTGATGCCCAGCAGGATGGCCGCCGGCACGCCTTCGCGCTCGGCCGCCTGGGCGGCGTAGGCGTCGAGCTGCGGGGCGTTGTACTTGAGCGAGCGCCGCTCCGTCTGGCTCATCTGGTCGAGCGGCACGCCGCCCGCCTCGATGGCCGCGCCGCGCTTTTGAAGGCTGCGGATGTGCAGGCCGCCGAGGGCGCCGGGGACCGCGACGGACAAGGCCAGGCCTAACGGATCCAGCGGGTCGTGCTGGGCAGCGAGCTCCGGGTACTTGGCCTTCTGCAGGATGTCCTTGGTGAGCTGCTCCTGCAGGATGTATGCGCCCGGGCCGGTGCCGGCAGCGAGGCCGATTGTGCTTCTGACAGTGCTGCCCACGCCCGGGATTCCAGCGGTGACGCCGGAAACGACGCCGGTGACAGCGCCCACCTTCGCCGCCGTCTTGTCATCCACGCCCTGCGTGCGCAGTCGTTGGGTGGTCGTGTTGCCCTCGTCCAGACCGAAGGCGACCGGCCCGGCCACTGGCCCCAGCAGCATGGTCTCGCCGACGGCCTTGGACACGCCGCGGACCAGGCCGTGCACTACCCGATCGGCGGTGTGAGAGGTGGCCGGGTCGGGCGCGAACTCGTCTGCCTTGCGGCGCAGCTCGTTGCCAAGCCGCGTGTCCATGGCCTGGCCTTTGATCACCCGTTGCCGCGCCTGCTCGGCCTGCTGCTTCTCCGCGTCGCTCTCAGTTGAGAACATGCCGCCCGCGCTGCCGCCGGTCGAGGCGAGCGTGGCGCCGAAGCCGGACAGCGCATCCAGCAGGCTGCCGTGCGCCTCCAGCCCACCGGTCACGGGGGCTTTGCCGCCGGCAGCCAGGAAGCTCCAGGTCGAGAACGATTCTGGCGGCGGTGCAGCGCCGGGGTTGCGCAGGTCGCGCTGGAACGCCTGCTCCAGCCGGTCGGAATAGGCATCGAGCAGGCCCATCAGCGAATCTCCAGCAGCAGCGGGACCTGACCGTCCTTGTCGAGGGTGATCATGGCGCCGCCGGACACCGGCGCGTACTGCCCGGCGCCGTTGCGGCGCATGCCCATCGTGGTGAGCGCGGAAAACAACTGCTCCAAGCTGCGCTTCTGCCCGCGGACGTAGACCTCTCCGGTTGGCGCGAGTTCGCGCAGCCTCTCCGGCGTGAAGGCCCGCAGCTTGTCGTTGAACTGGTCTTCCTCCATGCCGCGCGGGAGGATGGTCTTGGCGCCGCCTCTATCGAGCGGAAGGCCGACAGCCAGCTTCACCGCGGCCCTGTTGCTGGTGGCCCCCTGGTAGCCCGGCTCATCCATGCCAGCGCGCATGTAGTACGCCGCGTCGATGGCGTCTTGTTCGGCCTGGGCATCGCCCAGCGTGCCGCGCACCATCGAGGAAATTTCCGAACGCCAGCCACTGAGCGCCATGTCGTCGCGCTTCACGGTCTTGTCGTGCAGCGCCTGAGCGCCGCGCAGCATGGTCTCGGCGTTCGCACGGTCCAGTGTCGTTCGGCCGTAGCCCAGCTTCAGCGCCAGGGCAAGCGGTCGGTCGTGCTTGTCGAGTTGGGCGGCCAGCGCTTCGGCACGAGCGGCGCTGAGGCCTTCTCCGATAGCGCCCAGCAAGTCGGCGCGGCGCTCCACCGGTAAGGCCTTCAATTGCTGCGTGAGTTGCAGGGCCTGCTGCGGCTGCAGCGGTGAGATCGGATGGCCGGCGGCGGCCTCCACGCCATCCATGAGCGGCAACACCTGCTTGATGTAGGCCGGCACGGCTTCTGGCGCCGGCAGCGGTGTGTCGTTCACCGCCGGCAGCCGGGCGAAGCGCGAGCTCGCCGCCCACGGGTTTTCCTTGTAGGCAGCCTCCTGCGTCTCCGTCACCTGGCGGGCGTAGGCGAGTAGCTTCTGCCCCTCGGGGTTCGAGCCCTTGGCGAACTGCGCGTCCATGGCTGCCAGGTTCGCGCGCTGGCGCGGCAACGACATCGCTCCATGTGCCGCTCCGGCAGTGGCCTGGCCCAGCATCTCTCGTGCGCCCTGCTCGAACACCGTTCCCGTTACCTTGGCGAGCACCTCGTTCTGGTAGTTGAGATCTGGCACGCCGCCGGATATCCAGAACTTGCGCAACTCCTCGGTGGCCGTCTGCGCTTCCTTGAATGCCTTGTCCTGCAGCGTGTTGGCGTGTGAGTTGCGCTGGGCGATCAAAGCAAGCGCATGGTTCTTCAGCGCAAGAAGCTTGTCCGGTGCGAGATTGGAGATGACGGGGTTTGATCCTGCCGCTTCAGGATCGCTTGCCAGACGCACGAACTCATCTGGAGAGGCGGTGATCATGCCTGAGGCAGCATCAAACGCCAGACTGGTTTTTGCTGTCGCCGCTAGGGTGGCTTTCCGCTCAGCCGGCAGTTGCAGGGAGTTCCCGAGCGCTAGCCTGTTGGCCAACAGGACGTTGAATTGACTCGGGTCAGCAATGACCGTGCGCTGATCGGCAGCCAGCCCGGTGTTGAAATCCTCTTCCAGCTTCTTGTGCCTGGCGCCTATTTCGAAGTTGAAGGCGTGGTCGTGCATCACTGCGCGGAATTCCGCCAGCCGCATCTCCAACGCCTTCTTCCCGAGCTCCGGCGCATTGTCAACCGTGGTTTTCTGCCAGCTATCAAACTCCTTGAGTACGTTCTCCGTGAAACCAGGAGCTCCAGCGGTGGAACTCTCCTTGGCGGCTTGCAGCTTTTCCGACCACGTCGCATGCGCCTGGCTGAGTGTGTTGGCGACCGTCACCCTGGCTTCGTCTTCCGCCAACTGTTGGCGTTGCGCCTCCTGGTGCTGCTGAAGACGCTGTAACGTCTCGCTTGCAGACGCACTTGCCCGCATGAGTCCTGACAGATCTACGCCAGGGGCGGGCGCGACATGCTGGAACGCTGGCGTTGGCTGATTCTGCGAGAAGTATTCTGGGATCTTCGGCACAGATGCTCCTAGCCGTTGTAGTAGGGGCTCGGCTTCGGAGTGCGGGTTTCAACGGGTGCCGGCCCACCGACGCGCGGCTGACCGAAGTAGTTGGCACCGTTCTTCATCAGGCTCCCGAAGGCGTTCAGGTAGCCCGTCGTTCGCGCATTCTTTGCCCCGGCCCGTAGTTGCGCCTCCTCGTTCTTGAAGCCGATGGACTGCATGATTCCCTCGTAGCGCTGCGTCAGCGCATCGAGCTCCATCTCCTTGCCGCTTTGCACTTGCAGGCCAGCCAGTGAACCACTGGAAGGGTCGAACCCGGACTGAGCTGCAGAGGCGCGAATCTCCCCCAACCTGGCCGCATTGACGCGGCGCATGTTCTCTTCACGCGCATTCGAAACCTGCAGCGCCTGTCGGGAGTTCATCGCCGCCACATCAGCGGCGGTGTTCATGCGCGAGCCTTCGGACTCACCCTGGTAGACGTTCCCGACGAACTCCATCACCGCATTGGCGATCATGAATGCCTGAGCCACGATCATTGACCCTCGCATATAGCCACGCGTCCTTGCCGTTCGGCAGGTAGTTACGCATGGCGGTTGGTGTTTCGAGCTGGAACCCCAGCATTTCAGCCCAGCGCCGGCCAGCGTCGAAACCGACGGTGACCGCCATTTCGATGCGGCGGTATGGTGCGCGCTGAAGGAAACAACGGATTGCCCTGGTGATGGCCAGCATGTGAGGTCCGGCGTCTTCGGCCAAAAGCGCCCAGGCATACGCCCTGCCTGACCAGACCTCGACAACCCCGGCGCAGGCAATTGGCCGACCATCCAGAAGCGCGGTCCACGCATCCCCGAAGGATGCTGACATCGCATCAGCCTCGCCGAATTCATCAAGTAGCTGCTGTCTCTGGACGCACATCCGTTTGGCGTGCTCGCGCTCAAACCTGACGATTGAAATCATGGTATCTGGCGGCGGTTCGATGGCGTGCGCCGGAGAACTGGTTGACCCCCCGCACTGGTGCTCGGCGGCTTGGGGGCCGCAAATGCTGACGATACCGGCGCCTGGCTCCGAAGGCTTGCCACCAACGCACCGCCGCCGCCAACTCCGCTGATCGCCGCCCCGGCAATGTTCGACACCGAACCGAGGCCGCCCAACAAGACGAAGCCATCTCCCCTGTCATCCCCGAGCCTCGGCTTCATCTACCCTCACTCACAACGCTCTGCGGCATGATGGCGACGATGGTCATCGGCATCGGACGGTCCTTCTTGAAAACGAAGGTCTGGATGGCGTCGTAGCCTTCCGGCCAGTCGATCTCCAGGTCGCCCGTGTAAGGTGGTGAAGCGCTGCCCATTGGAGTGTCTGGGTCTCGGTAGTCGATCTCAACGAGGTTGTCATCCGATGTGCCGGCCTTCCCGCCGAGGGTGCGATCGACTCGCAGGGTGACGACGTGCGCTCGCTTGGTCTTGCCCTGTGCTGTCCCGTTGCCAGAGCCCCCATCGACACTCATGGTCTCCAGGAAAGCCTCAGACGGAAGGCCCACTTGAACCTTGGACGCCGGCTCTTGCAGTTCGATTTGGCCGCCAGTAACCGTCCGGTTTGGGTGCCAAGCCCCATCCGTCAGCACCCATACTTCCTCACCTTCAAGGTAGCCGAGACCTGAGATGGTCGTCGCCGGAGCGCCGGAATAGGTGGCCAGCATGTCCGAGTACGCCCAGTCCCCTTGCTCGGTGGTTTCGTCGTCGTCACGCTCCAGGTAGCCGATATAGCGGCGAGTCACCCCGTTGATGGTGTATCGGCAGATAATCCAGATGTCGTCAACGCTGCCGTCCGGTGATGGCATGTTCTCGACACACTCAACCACACCGCCAGTCAGCGGGCGGCGCCACCAGCCGACGACATCCTGCTCACGGTTAAAGAGGCATCCGGCCATCACGCCATCGCTGCGAACGGTCCAGACATAGGGGAATGGCTCCTGCTGGAACGCCATGTCAATGATTCCAGGCTTCGTGATGTGCTCAGCGAAGACCGTGATGTCCGGGGACTCGAACCCATCTTCCTCAAACCTGAACGCCATCGCGCGCACCTTCCGGCCGGCGCGCTGCACAAACAAGGTGTCGCTGCCAACTCGCACGGGCGTGGCGCGGTTGGAGCCATAGGCGCTCTGCCGCTTTGCCTTGATGTTGTTGGGTCCGAACGGGTCACTTGTGGTGGCCTCGACAATTGCCCATTCGTCGCCCAGTGTCCCAACAAGCAGCACGTCACCAGGCGACATCCAGCGAATCGAATTGACGCGTTCGCTGACGATGGTTCGCTCAAACCCCGAATCTGCTGTGACGACCCCGTCGATTTGCGTCGCGAAGTTCGGGAAGTCAGCGCTGACAGAAAACCACAGCGTTGAGTCCCTCGCAAACACGAGGCGTTCACGGAAGAACGTGACTGCGGTCGGATATCCATCCGTCGCATTCCACGCCTGGAACGCCCAACGCGTGGTGGCATTGGCTACCAAGACTGCACCCGTTGGCAACCGCGAAACCACTGTCCCAGCCACATGCGTGCTATCCGTGAACGCGGTGATCTTCACCCAGCCATAGCCGGCATCCAGGAATTGCCACTGCACACCTGCATCGCCATCGTAGGCGGCACCCACGCTATGTGTAGGCTTCACGCTTCCAGTTGTCGCGCCGTTGAGGGCCTGGTAGTTCTTGCCGTCGCTTCGGCGAACATCACCGAGAACGACGACCTTTCCAGCCTCCCACTGCTTTACATCTCGAACGTCCTTCTCGCCAAGATAGATGTACTGCCCGACATGCGAGGCCGTAAAGGTTGCGGCACTGGCAACCAGATTGACGGCGCCGGTTGCTGCGCTGGCGTAAATCGTCGTGGACGTAGAGTTCAGTGTTTTGAATGGCGGGGGTGAGAAATCGACGGCGGACAGCGTCCATCGCGTGGATGAGAACCGAGACAGCTTGTATGGAGCGACTGCCCCGTGGACGATGTAAACCTCGTCCCCAGTTTGTGCGGCATGCTGCAGCGCGAAAGTCCCGTCTGAGTTGGTGAGCTGAGCCGCTGTCCACGGGCTCGGGATCTCATAGATGGTGCCGATGAGCGGGTACCAGTAGGTCGCGTTTGGCGGGGCGTTTCCGGTTGTCGCGGCGATGCAGTAGTAGTTGACGCCAGCCTGCACCACCAAGTCGCCAATGGCGTATGCGGTTGCCCCGTTGTAGGCCGCAACGCCGGATACCTGCACCTGGCCGTGGTTCGTGTAGAAGCGGATGTACCTGTCGCCGAACTCCAGCATGTAGGAGTCCTCGACGCTGAACTCAAAGCGCAGAAGCCAGGTCCTGTTGGACGAGGCCTTTACCTCTGCAACGAAGCGGAACCCGGGACATGCTCGCGCAGGCCCCTGAACGGTCGGCCGAAACCCGACCATGCGCTTGCAACCATTGCCGTACTTGGCGACATCGGGACGACCAGCCATCAATGGCGAGAGCTCGCCGCCATTGAACGAGGTCATTAGGGGCGAATTTTTCATGCGTTCGCCTCACGCTTGCAGAAATAGAAGACTGTCTCGGGACGAACGCCGTATGCAAGACCGAGTTTGGCGAAGACAATCAACGCTCAATCCTCCGTCAGGGCCTGAACCCAGGAGGACGCCGGGCGACGTACCGGCGGCTGCTCAATCGCGTTTACGCGCTTCGCCTTGCTCACCGCCTCTTTGCGCTCAATCCATGCCTGCTCGCGCTTGCTCAAGGATTGGGTCAGCGCCTCGCATGTCTCTGCCGCAAGACGGCAGGCAAACGACTCCACGAACAAGGCCGGGTATAGCCCAGGGGTAGTCACGCGGCGGACGTATCGGATCTTCAGAGGACCTGCATCGTCAGTAAGGACCGCCAACCTGCCGGTGTCAGCATCGGACTCGATCTGGAAGAGAGGGCCGTTCTCAGGGTCGTAGAAGACATAGTCCTCGCCGACCTCAACCATCTTGAGAAAATCCGATGGGAGCGGGTAGGAGTATTGCCACCCGAAGGCCGGCGGCGTGGCGCTGGCCGGGAGCATCGTCCGCGTGATGGCGAAGGTCCATGGCTCCGCAGCGAGCTCGGCATCGCGCTTCACGTCGTACACCGTCCGCATCGTGTTGGCGGGCTTCGTGTTCTCTGTAAGAGAGGTGATCGTCGCCGCACCAAGCTTGATCAGCGCCTGGTTAACGATCTCGACTTGACTGGCCACTGGAATCGCTCCGTCATTGCAAGCCGCCGTACTGTCTGACGACGACGGCGCAATGGTTTGTGCAGGCCGCGCCCCCTCGTTCGATCACTCGTATGCACCGATAGTCGGCGTGCTCCCGCTTCGCGGCGCGCCAGTGATGTCGGTCGTGTAGCTGCCGATTGGCGTGCCCAGCGTCTTCGGGCTGGTGGAAACCGCGAAGTTGCCAGAGCCCTCGTTCACGAACGTTGGCGCCGCTGCTGTGGAGTTCGCGTTCGTACCGCTGGGAGGCGAGGCTACGGTGTAGGTCGAACCGCTCCAGCGTATCGTGCCGCTGAAGTTCGGGTTGTAGATGTTGTTGTAGCTCATGGTGGGGGCCGTTCCCAGGCCATCCCACTCCACTGCGTAGACGGTCGTCGTCGCCGACTTCGACTCGATGATGTTGTTGCGAATCGTGGTGGCGCCAAGAGACGCACCAGCAATCTTCATCGCAGGCAAGGTGCCCGTCGTTTGCCCAACGATCGTGTTGTAGTAGAAGAAGTTGTTTGCTGACGGGATCGTCGGCAGACCGCACGTGTAGTTGCGATCCTTGTAGTTCGCCGGGTACCCGTTGTCGTACATCAGGTTGTTCACGAAATAGCTGTTTTGCAGCCCAGCCAGGTCTGTCGCTTGACCAGGCCCCGCAAACGTCCCCATGTTGCGGATGACATTGCGAACCACCGTGAACGAATCGAAGTACTCGGCCGCTCCGTTTGAGCAGTTGTAGCCGTCGTTGATGCCGAGGCCGTTTTGGCATCCGTCCAGCAAGTTGTCGTGGATGTTCCACCGGTTGTTGCTGCCGTGGATCACCATGCAGTGATTCCCGCGGTCGCCTCTGGTCATGTAGCTGTAGACGTACCCAATCTCTGCGTCGTCGAAGTCATCCCAATAGAGATTGTGTGCACCAGAGGCATTGGCGCCGTTGTCCTTGAGTGTTAGGTGCAGCCCTTTGATGTTGCTGCCGAACCCGATGTATGTACCGGCCCCGTTGAGGCCATTCAGCGCTGAGTCTTGAATCGTCCCGTTGTAGAGGATGATGTTGACTGCCTTGGTGTGGTCTCCGGAGGTTCCACCGCTAACACCATTGCTAATGGTGTTCTGAACCGTGAAATTCCAGGCACTCCAATTCGGCTGCACCGAGTTGATGCCAATGATCTGCGTGCCGACCGCAGTAGTCGTTCCGGTCTTTGCGCCACCGCTCGTTTGGAAGGCAGTTGCGTTTGCCATGATCGACGCATGGCTTGTATGGACAACGGAGATGTAGGTGTTGCCGCTGAACGTCCGCTGCTCTTGGACGATTCCACCTTTGAGGCCATCCGCCGTCTGCGAAATGCTGTCGCCGGTTGCAAAGGTCCCGGTGCCGGCTGTGTACTTGTAGACGACGACGAACTGAGCATCGATCGTCAGGTTGCGGACGATGCCGCCGCCGCTGGTGGTGCTTGGGCTACCGATCTTGATCGTGGCGTCGCCATCGACCTGAGTGCCGCCGGCAATGGTGTAGCGGATGACCGGGCGAGCACCAGTGCCGTATGCGCCAAAGATGTAGGGGCACGAACTGCTCGGGCCCGAGCAGAAGATGTGGCCGTCAAATGTTTCGCCGCGCTTGAAGAGAATGAGCGAGCCGGACGGCGCATTGACGGAATTTGGAGAGCCGCCAGTGGATACCAAGTCGGCCGCGCGCTGGATGGTCTGGCACGGGCTTGCTTTTGCAGTCGCCGCGTTCGTTGTGCCAGTGCTGTTGCATGTCGCATTGGCGTCACTGCCGGCAGACGTGAAGTAGTAGACGTTGGTGATCTGCCGCCAGTACGTCGTGTTCGCCAACGGCGCATTGGTGTTGCTCTTCAGCGCGTAGTAGTACGTGCCGGAGCCGTTGTTGACGATATTGCCGGCGTAGTACGGCGTGCCCAGTGAGAACGTGGGCGCCACGGTCGGGTCGTCCACCTCCCCGGCGTCTGCATCAGCTCCGTAGGCTGCTGAGACAGCCGGGCCGGTTGGACCATCGACGATGCTTGTGCCGCTTCCGTAGACGATGTACGGATTGATGATGATGCCGGCTTGAACCGATCCAAGCGCGAGCAGGCACCCAAGCAGTGCCGCCTTCAGGAGCCTGAGCATCACGGCTTCGTCCCGATCAGGGTGACCAAAAGGCCCTTGGCGCCAGTTCCTGCCGAATCGATGTCGAAGGTGAGTTCGGCATCATCGGCAATCGCCGTGTCGCTGATGCTCGTGGGTGTCGCTGCGGTAGTGCTGGTCTTCTCGTTGGCGTCAATCGACAGCTTCGAGGCGCCAAGAACGCTGGTGCCGCCTTCGTTGATATCGACCGTCACCAGACCGGAACTGCTGGCCGTGTCAACCATCGAGCGAACCGCCGTGAGCGTGAAAGCAAACGGGGCGCGGAACGAGGCCACATTCGTGCCGGTGCTCAATGCCGTTGAGCGATCGGAGCAGGCAACCTGGAACACGACCGGCAACGGCAGCAGGGCAACTTGAGCTGCCGCGTTGGCCGCAGACAGCATCGCCAACCCAGCGGCGGTATTGCCATTCGACGCCAGGTTATCCAGATCCGCATCCCAAGCCTGAACGTTCGTGCCGATGGCCAAGCCGAGGTTGGTTCTTGCCGTCGCAGCGCTAGCAACGTCAGACAAGTTGTTCGCAGCCAGCATGTCGCCGGCCCCGAACGAAATCGCGGCGCCGTTCTGGTCAACAAGACCAACGGCAGCGCCTGAACTGTTGACCCGGACACGCAGCGGTGCGAGGGGCTTGAAGGTGTCGTTTGCCATGTCAATGCCTCACTTCGCGTCGTAGCCAGCGGCGTTGAAGTAGCAGGCGCCGGTACCGGAGGCGGTCAACGTCACCACCTCCAGCAGCGTCGCTGATGTACCCTTTAGCGGCGTTGCGAAGTTGATGTTCGTGAGCGGCAGCCCGCCGGTCCCTACCTTCGTGCGCCAAAGGACCGTGCCACCGGCGCCGTCACGAATCGCCACTTCGGTAGCCGTTCCAAGCGCCTCGCACATCAGGTCGATGCGCGTCACATAGCAGCGGTCCGTGCACGCCGACTTGAACGTTACTGCCGTGGTGGTGTTGCTGATGCCGCTGCCGGCGGCGGCGTATGTCCACGACAGTTCCGGCACGGCGCCAACGAGCACCACGCGCTTTCCATCCGTGCTGCCCGTGTCATTCACCACCTGACCGTTTGTCACGGCGGTGGGGGTCGATGTCACCGCGTAGCTGGCGGTGCGAACAGGGGAGGCTGAAGCGGTGGTACCGGAAGCGCTCTGCCCTGCAATGGTGATGGTGTTCGGGATGTTTGCCGCCATCACCGTCGAACTGAACGGCTTGGACCGCAGATAACCAGCCACCGTGTTGGTGCCGGACGAATAGGTCGTCTGAAAAATGCGGAAGTAGCGTGCCCAGATCGGAAAGTAGTACTGGCCCGTCGAGTTGCCGGTGGTCTGCGGAACAGTGCTTGAGCCTGTCGCTGCCGGCGTCACACCAGCGCAGGTCGTGAATGTCACGTTGTCGCTGGAGCACTGGAACGTATTGACCGCGCTTGCGCCAACGCTGGTCATCTGGAGTTCGATGGACTCGTATCCATCCGTTGTCACCGTCACCAGCGCCGTGCTGCCGCAAGCCGCGGAGCAAGTGCCACTGAATGCCAAGACATCTTCCTTGGCAACCATCGCGCTGCCCTTGGCGTTCAGTTGGCTAGCGCCCTGCTGACCGTCCGTGAACGTCGGCTTGGTGGCGTTGTAAACACCGCCGATGAGCGTTGACTTCGTGGCCGTTGCTGTAGCCGGGGCGGTTGGCGCTTGCGTAGCGGTCTGGTTGCCGGCGGTAGCTGGACTTGCCGGCGTCTTCGTGTCGATGGACGCCACGCTGGCCTGGATCGCCTGCTCCGCAGTGATCTGCGTTGCTTGGTTGGCTGCGCTGGCATCGCCGCCACCGGAACTGCCACCACCTGCCCCAGCGGGAGCGACTGGCGAGGAGTTCAGCGTCACCACTGCGGTCCCCGTCATCGCCGACAGGCCGGTGATCCGCAACTTCAGCGAGCCAGGCACCAAGGCGGAAACCTGCCACTGCCCGGTCGCACCAGATGAGATAGTGGCGGTCGGCGTCCCGGTGGCCGTGGCCGGAGTGAATGGCGTTGGTGCCAACGTGCTCCACGTCGTGCCGTCCGTTGTGACTTGCGCAGAAAGAGCGCCGGTGTAGGTGCCCGAGACCTGGACGCCAACGGAGCCCTTGTTGGTGACATCAATCTCGACGCAGCTACCCGCAGTGCAGGCGCCAGCCGCGACAAGGTTGCGGGTAGTGATGTTGCCGACGACGCGTGTCGATTGCGCAGACACGACCGAAGTCAAGAGCGCCAGCGTCAGCAACGCGGCGTACTGAAGAATCTTTCGCATTGAGGTGCCTTTCAGCGACGGACCTTGTCCGCTCGCGCATACAGCGCCGGGCTGCCGCCACCGGTGACAGCGGCGCGGATCTTTGCTGGGGGGCAAGTGAACTCAACAGCCCCCGCAGAGTTCAGAGACGGCACGCCAGGAGCCGGCACGTAGTTCGTGCCATCTGGCCCGAGCATCTCTAACGAACAAGATGCACCGTCAAACGTTCCATTCACAGCGAACACGCCGCGGCCACCATCCCAGGTTGTCGCGGACCCCGTTGCCGATGAATTGCTCAGAAGGGATGGCATGTGCTACCCCTTAAGCCGGCGGCCAGGTGTCTTCAATGATTCGCTGGCGGATCACTTCCAGCGCGACCACTGCGGCCTGCTTGCCATTCGCCGTCGCGTCGTAGGTGATTCGCACCTCGACATCCTTTGCGGCCGTGGAAGTGCCGCCCTCCAGAACCTGGGTCTTGTCCTGCCCGAACTCCACACCGTAGTAACGGTCAGTCATTTCCTGCTCCTACGAAAGCAGGGGCGCGCGGCCCCTGCGTTTCAGTTGCCGCGCCGATCAGCGGATGACGTAGACCTGGACCAGAGCGGTCGCGGTGCCATCGCACGCGCCCGTCAGGGTCAGAACCACGTCGTACTCCTTGTGCGGGTCAGAGGTCAGCCCCAGGCATTCCCAGACACGCTTCTCGGCATTGGTGATGAGCCCGCCGGCCGCACCGGCTTCGAAAGTCTGGTTCGACGCGTTCACACCAGTGCCGGTGGTGACGATGGCGCCATCCTTCAGCGACAGGGACGAGCAGAAGAAGTCCTGATCGATCACGGCGCCGCTGTTGACCGACGAGATGTCGTACAGACCCACATCGACCACGGTTGTGGTGCCGGCGTCCGCGGTCGTGACGATGCGCAGCATGTCGTAGTAGTCGGACGAGCGGATCTTGCCGGCCCGGTACGTGGACGCGCCGGCCGCCAGGGTCGCCGCCTCGGTGTTGCCGCTGGTCAGCGTCACCAGCCCGTTGACGGCGCGAGTGACGCGACCGCCCTCGATGCCGATCGGGTTCTGCACCGGCGGAGTCGCCGTGGAGTTCGTGACCGCCGTGCTCTTGATCGCAACTTGTGCCATTTGAATGCTCCTTGTTCAGTGAGTTGCGATCAGGCTTCCGAGCACTTGATCTCGTACACGCGCTTGTTGTCGCGTCGCACGGCGCCGAAGTGCCCTTGGCCGTAGACCTGCCACGGATGGCCGCGCAGATCCTTGCGCTGGCTGATGTCGGTCTGGATGCCGCCGTTCCAGGTGCAGAAGCTCATGCCTCGCTGGAAGAAGAACGGCACGCGGCGGTAGCTGGAGGCGTCCGTGCCGAGGCGGTTGCTGACGATGAAGTTGATCGTCAGGAACTTGTTGACCGAGTTCGTGGCCATGACCTGGCCCTTGAAGAAGTCACCCGAGGTGACCTCGATCTCGTTCATCAGGTTCTTCTTCTGCTTCGGCGAGATCACGCAGTAGGCCTGCTCGACCTCGGTGTCGATCTCGTTGACCTGGGCCAGCTCGAACGCCTTCTGCAGCTTCTCGACGTTGAGGCCGGAGGCAGTGCCGCCTTCGTTGACGCTGACTTGGTTGGCTGCCGGGAAGGACTCGCTGGTCGAGCCGTTCTCGCCCACATTGCGGTCAGCGAAGAAGGCGCGGACGGACTCATCGTCCATCTTGCGGTTCAGCGCGGCAACCACGCCCATCACGTACTCGGACTGCGGATTCGCTTCCATCTGCATCTGTTCGATGCTGTCGAAAGGGATCGCCTTGTCGAAGTGGCGCGGGTACACCCAGGGGCGGGTGTGGGTCGGCTCGCCGAACACCACCGGGTCATAGATGCCGGTGCGCTCGTCGGCCTCGAAGGCGTCGATGAAGTTGACGACCGTGGCGCTCTTGCCGACGGCAGTCATGGTGGAGAAGACGCTCGCGATGCGCGGCGTCAGTTGTTGAGCCAGCAGTTCGACTGCGGTCGCATACTGCTGGCTGTAGAAGGCATTGGAACCGGCGGCCATGGTTGGGCACTCCTAGTCGGTTGAAACAAGGTGGTTGCTTCGCCCGGCTTGTCCCTTTCGGGGGCCTCGCTTGCGCGTGTCGTGCGCCAGCCGCCATGTCTTTCCGTGGTGCCACCGGGGAGCCGCCGCTCTTGTCCGGTTCTGCGGGGTGTCTATCCCCGGTGCTGGCTCATATCGTGTTGCTTGCGATGCACAAGGGTTTGTCTATCGCGAGACCAAAGAAAAAGCCCGCCGAAGCGGGCTCTCTTGACGCGTACTGAGTCAGGCCGCTTGCCTGTCCGCCGCCGCCGAGATGATGCCGTCCAGCTTCTTGAGCTCGGCCCACTCTGTTGACTTCGGGTCCATCGCCTTCTTCGCCCATTCCTTGTCGGCCATGAGCTGGCTCTTGCGCGCCTTGGCGCCCTCCGGCGTCATGCCGAACGAGCCGACATTCGTGGAAGACATGCCTTCGGCGCCATGCTCCCGCATCATGTCGCCGACCTTGGCCAGCGCCTTCAGCACCTTGCTGTAACCGGTCACCTTCTCCAGTGCATCCATGGACTGCTCATCCAGCCCGAGTTGCACGGCAGCACGCCTGGCGAGCTCGCGCCGCGCCGTCGCATCAGCACCCGTGCCCCAGTCCTTCTCCAGCGCCTGATGCTCTACCGCCAGAGCGTTCTGTGCGGCGATAGCCTGTGCTTCGGCCTGGCTTGTTGCTTGAGCGTTCCACCACTCAGCCAGGGCCTTGCCGGTCTTTTCGCTCAAGCCGAGCTCGTGGAACTTGGTCTGTGCCGCCCGGGCGAACGACGGGTCCGCCCCCTGCGGAACGGGAAGCTGATACGCCTCGGCCGTTGCTGGCCGGCCCAAGCGGTTGAAGACCTGTTCCCAGCCAGCCTTGTCGTTCTCGTCCGTCGGGATGGTGACGGTGCGGCCGGCGCGATCAGCACCCACCATCTTTTCGAGTTCGTGGTAGGACTTCACGGCATCAGCCGCGGTCTGCCAGCCCTTGGTCTGTGCCAGGCCGATGAGGTTGGTGTCGGGCGTCTGGAGCCATGGATGCTGGACCGCAGGGGCTGGTGCTGCAGCGGGCGCGGCAGGAGCCGGCGCGGGAGCTGCAGCCGTGGCTTGTGCTGCAGGCGCTGACGCCGGAGCGGCTGCGCCACCACCACCGCCCTCTCCGCCTTCCTGGTTCATCAGCGGAAATCTCTTTCGGATCTGGATATTCATTCGTCGGTCGTCCTTGCGAGTGCGATGCGTTCGATTTGCTCGGTAGTGAGGTTCATGAGGCCGACGATGCGGTTGAACACATCGCGCTGCCCCTCTGCGAAAGCAGTGGCCAGGGCATCGCTTTGCCTAGTCACCGGGGAAAATCGGAACGACGTATCACGCGCGTGGCAGTAGCGCGCCAAGTCCCGCAGCACAATCTCGCCCGCCGGGTTGAGCTCACCGCCGCGAGGCCGACGCCAGAACGCCCACCAAGGCGCGGTATCGACGCGGCCACGGCCGGGCGGTTGGGCGATCAGGAAAACGGCACGGTAGGCAAACGCCCGGTTGTGGATGCGGGCTCGCATCCGCTCAAAGGACTCGTTCCATCGTGGTTGCGTCATAGAGTGCACCCTTCGTGCAGTTCTCCAGCCCGGTATCCTCGTGTGGCGATGCGCCTGGTAAACACCCCTGTATTGGGGTCGTAAGACACAGCTTCGCGAACACGCATTGCGGTCAACTTGCTCACAACGTCGCTCTTCCCGCGTTGGCTTGCATTTTCGTCAGATTGGCGGCGGCGGCGCTCACCTGCGGAGCGGCTTCCACGAGACTGGCCATCTGCTGCTGATTGGCCCGGTCCTCGGCCATCGCCTTGATTTGGTCAGGGTCGCGCAGGATCTTGGCCGGCACGCCGTTGATTTCTGCCACCTCGCGCGCGGCGGCTTGCATGTCGATCACATCGAGCACGCTCGGATCAGCCTGAGCCATCGGGATCACTGCTTCAAGCGTCCGCGTGATGGCGATCGCCTCGCTGGCGCGCATCGCTCGGCGAGCAGGCGAGGTGTATTCGATCTTGTATTCGCCCTGCGCCTCGATCATTTCGGGCGGCGGTGGCGGCAATTGGTTGGCGTTGGCCAGCAGGTCGAGCTCGCGCTCTGTGCCGGGGCTGAATCCTTCGCTTTCGATCCTCCCAATGATGGGAGACATCAGCGTCGCCCGCTCCTGCATGATCTCCAGCGCCTGGGTCGCCGTCATCTGCGGGTTCTCGACAAGTGCGCGGAACACATCCAGCAGGAACGCAGACGAGATGATCTCGCGCTCCTTGTCCATCATCTCCATGCCGATGCGGACATCTGCACCGGTGATGAGTGGTTTCACCAGCTGGTTGCCATTGGGGTCAAGGCCGCCGAAGTTCAGCGCACCGGGAGCCATGGAGAACGCGCCGAGGACACCATCCTCAGACAGCAGCAGTGGAGGATCGGCCACGAGCTGCGCGGCCTGCAGGATGCTGCGCTTCTGCGAGTTCAGCACCTTGATGTCAGAAAGTGCGAGCCATGCCGGTGAGCGGCCGTAGATCTCACCCGGACTGGTCATGTAGCGCATGACCATGAAAGGCCAGGAGCGGAACCCGCCCTCCTCTAGCGAGTGCTTCTCAGCCGGCAGGAAGTAGCACGACGCCCACGGCATGCCACGGTAGCCAAGTTGCCCCCGCTGGTAGTCCGTACGTGGCATCACGCACTGGACGACATCCACCTTGTCATCCGGATGCGTCTGCAGGCGCTTCTGGAGCTTCTCTGGCAGCTTGCCGGGGAAGCGCTGGTTCAGCTGGCGCAACGTCCAAGGCCAACACCGAAACAGCGTGTCAACAACGCCTGAATCGTTCTCCAGAAGGTAGGTCTGCGCCAAGTGCAGCGACTTGTAGCGCAGCGAAAACCCCTGCGCACGCTTGGCCAGCACGTCGTGGACGTTGTCATCGATGAACAGTACGCCGGTGCCGAACACGAAGAACTGCAGCGCGGCCTCGCCCATCTGGGCCTCGAAGGCGGCGCGTGGCGAATACCTGGCGGCGAACAGTCGCTTCGTCCACTCATCCATCGCCACCTTGACACGCTGCGACTGGTTCAGTGAGTCATCGCTGGTGGTCAGCTTCTGGTACGTCTGGTTGCTCGGCCAGCAGAATGTCGAGATTGCTGCGACTGCGTTGCGCGCGGCGAGCGCAGCAGTGGCGTCGTACATCAGGCTGGTGCGACGCTCGCCATCCGTGCGCTTGCTGGTGAAGTCGGCCGCCTGAGGCAATACGCGATCCGCGATCTGTTGCCACAGTGTCTCCCAGTTGGCGCGGGCGACCTTAGCCGCCTCGAACCTGCGCATCAGGTAATCGAAGTCCATTCGGGCCTTCAGCTACCCAGCAGTTGCTTGGCCGCGGTCACCGGCGCTTGCATTCCGCCGCCCGGCTGCTGGCTCAGAATCGCCGAGGCACGGCCGCGGCGCTGGCGCAGCAAATCAGCCTGCTCCTGGGCTCTGGCTGCGGTGTCCTCGATGACTGGAGGGGGCGGTGCTGGCGTCGGAGCGGGAATGTTCGGGCGAAGGAATCCCATGTGGCACCTCGTGTCGTGGTGCCAAACTGTCCCGCTGTGGGCTCACAAGGGTTTGTTCAATAGGACAAGCCGAGTGGTGACTGGCACCAACTTCGCCCACCCCGATGAGGCCAGCGCTCGCGTGACGGCTCGATTCAGTTTCCAGGGCGCCCGTGTCGTGGGCCAATCGTTTGTCACCTTGCTACCCTGTTCACGGCGGTCGCTCGGCAACGCCACCTGCGCCGGCTTGTCAGTTCAGCGCACTCGCTTTTCTCGTCGGCAGCCACGAACAGGGGTTCACTGCTTCGTCACGGCGCGAACGGTACGCACACGAAAAAGCGCCCTTAAGAGTGCGTTCCCGTGATGCTTTTGCCGAGCGGGTGACCGAGTGACGGCATTGCTGCCGCGACTTGCGAGAACGCACGCCTAAGGGCGCTGTGCAGAATTCTACTCGGTGACACGCTCGGCAAGAGGTGACTGGCACAACTTTCGTTTGAACGACTGGCAAGGGTTTGTTCAGTCGATCGGCTCGTGGCGGACTGCGTGGCGCTGGCGGCCAGCCGCAGCATTGGGATTGCGAACCACAATCTTTGCCTCGCCACCGCCCATCATCATGTACTGTCCAGCCTCGCAGGGATGGCTGTAAGCGTTCTTGTCGGGCTTGTCGCGATACCGCTCGTCGCTAGAAACTTTGACTCGCTTGAATGCATAGCCGCCTTGCAAGCCTTTGCGCGTTACCTTGCAGTCTGGGTGGATGAGAAATCCAGGCTCTCCGTCCACCATGCGCCTCATCGCCGAAGCCACCACTTCTGTTCGGATGGCGAAGTCATTAGTGCTGGCCGGCCTTGCTTCAACCCCGTTCGCCTTTAGTAACTGGAAGACCGTCCTCTCTTCAGAGTCTCCGACTTGGCGCTGGTCACCAGCTGGGTCGCCGGTGATTGCATTGATGGCCCAATCTTTGTAATGGGTGCCGATGAATACTTTGAGCTCGCCCGCAAACCGGATGACGCCCGTATTTGTGGCCACCAGTTCTCGACGCCATCTCCACTGCCCGCCCAGCGTGCGCTGGCCGATGATGGCGGCCGGAGTTAGCCCAAAGTCAAGCCCAACATAGAGACCGAGGGCTTGCACCAGTTCAAATGTGCGGCAGTGAGTTGAGTCCTTGTACTCCGGCCAGACGGGCCTCCCGTCCGCCACGAAGCCGTATTCGTTCGCCAGATTGACCTTGATCCAGTCCTCTGACTTGCCCTGCACCCCTTTCGCATAGTACCCAGGCGGCAGGTTGCCCAGATTCTCAGCGTGCGGATTCTCTTCCCACGGCGAATCTTTGTCGGCGCGAACAACGCCGCCCGGCTGTCTGAGGAACACCCAGCCCTCCGGGCGTTTCTCTTCGGCCATGGTGTAGTACCAATGGTCCGTGTCAGGGGCATTGGAGTCACCGAAGATTCCGTACCAGGTCGGCTCGACGTCTTTGGGATAACGGCCGATCCGAAGATCGACCATCTCAATGACGGCGAACGGCAGTTCCTTTGTCTCGTTCAACCAGGCTGCAGTGAGTTGGAAGCCGCGCAGCTTACGGACATGCTCCTCCCGGTCCAGGGCCAAGAACACCATTTCAGCCACAACCCGGGTTCCGTCATCCAGTTCAAAGTCCAGGTTGTGCGTCGGCGGCTCCAAACCGCCTTTGATGAAGTTCCCCAGCGGCTCGAACATATCGAGCCAGTCCTTGATAGTTGTGCTGAAGAGATCTCCGTAAGTGTTTCGAACCGCCAGAATGCGCGTGCGTCTCACCCCGTCGGAGTCCGGTGCCTGGCCACACATGATTCGAAACGCCTTCCAGCACGAGGCGTTGGTCTTGCCAGAGCCGAGCGGGCCCATGATGAAGGTCCGCTGGGATGCGCTGAGGATGTACTCCTCAAGCGTTGCGCCCTGCGGCTTGTAGGTGAATTCAACCTGACGCATCAACACTCCGGTTCCGGCCTGTCAAGTCTTTGACGATCACACGCACGCCAGCCTTGTCGTCCTCCTCGTCCAAGCCGAAGGCCTTACGCTCTGCTGCCTGAAGCTTGGTCATTGCCTCGGCAAGAGCCTTGATCGAGGCGACACGGTTACCAAGGCCGATTGCCTTGGATACCACGCGTCTGGCCTCTGCCTCATCTTTGGGCTCCGCACCATCACCTGCAAGGATCTGCGCCAAAAGCTCCTGCTCTTCAGCCAGCAACGCGCCATTGCGCAGCTCGGCCAGCAAATCGGCCAATGCATCGCGCGCCTCGCGGATGTCGCCTCGGTGTTGGAGTATCACCTGCTTGTTCACCTCGGCAGCCGCCAAAACGGTATTGGTAACCGCTTGGCTACTGTTGGCCACCTCCCTGGTAACCGCCTCCTCGATCAGCTTGGCGTTCGTAGCCGCCTTGACCGCTTTGCTAAGGTCCTGCGTCCATCCATGCTTCTTGACCTGTTTGCCGATTGCGGCGTGGGTGCAGCCGTACTTCTCCCCCAACTCGCGGAGGGTGAAGTTCCCGGCGCGATAGTCTCGCTCCACTGCGGCCCAGTCCACCTTGCCGCGCTTCTTGGCTTCTTGCTTTGGTGTCATGGCGATGATCCATCGGCTGGCAGAATCGGCACGAGACCAGCCGGTGTCACCCAGCTTGCCGGATGCCCTGGCGCGATGCAGACGATGCGATCCCCGCAGACGCTCAGCTGGGCGCCAGGTGGAGCCTCACAGACGAAGCGCAGTCCGGAACGTTGTGGTGCCGGATCAGCTGGGCCAGTTTCGTTCTGGCTCATACCGTCACCATCCCACGCTGCTTGCGCTTCCCGCCGAGCGGCTTCACAGACGGCTGCGGGGTCGGTTTGGACGCGACCGATGCGGGAGGCCAGTTCGGCAGGTTAACCACCACCTCCGGGGCTTTCGCTCCTTGAGGAACCCGGTATGGCGCCGTGACCTCCTGCGTCGGGAGGGCTGACCGCTCCTTGCCGGTGGCCTTCATCCAAAGCACTACCATGGCCTCGCCACGCCAGTACAGCGGCTGGACGCCGAGCTGGTAGTGCCGGATCATGTTCGGCGTCATGACGGTCCCAGTGGCGTCACCGATCTGCCGGTAGTTCAGACCGGTTTCCACGATGTCCTCGATCATGCGCGCCCAGTCAGGGGCGGTGTGTGGCTTTCGCATTCCCAACTCCTTTTCAGTGCTTGGTGTCCGGTTTCTGTGGGCGGGCTTCGGACGCGCCCGCTGGTTTGAACCATCCCACCACCCAAGCCCCAAGATCCCAGGCGGTGGTGACGATGAGGAAGATGATGAATCCCAGTCCTTCGTCTGTTTGGCTTCGCTCACGCCTTCACTCCTTCCAGCTTCTGAATCCACGCCCAAACTGCGACTCTGCCTTTCTGGTACTCAGCCTGTTCTGGCCACGTCATGTGCATGAGCGCCTGCAAAGCTGCCGGGTCTCGCTCCCTGGCCTTAGCCTGCGGGCCGGCAGCGATCTGCCTGGCGTCGCATTGCAGGCAGCCGGATTGGAAGACTCCTGTGCGTGGATGAGCGTTAGCGCGCTCACATGCTGGGCAGCTCATACACAAAAGATCGCGAGGAGGCCGACGAACAAGACCCATCCGCTATATTCGATGCGGAAGTACAGTCCAGCCATACCGAGTAGAACCAAAGCCATGGCCATGAATGCGCCGATATAGTTCGCTTTCATCTTGTCCTTTCCTTCGCCCATTCCAATGCCTTGACCGCCTCTTCGAGGCTCGATACCTTGCTTGTGATCCGCCATGCGTAGCGGTGCCATTGCTCTTGAGCTGCGGTGAGCTTCTGAGCGCTGAGCTTCTTGCTGCCGTCCTTGAGTTCCAAAAAGTGCGGCATGCCAGGAGCGATGGCGACCACCAGGTCGGCAACCCCTTCGCCAGCTGCCGACAGGTCGCCAACATCCCAGCCGAGCGCCCTCAGCCCATCACGGATGTGGGCGTGGTTGGCGTCGGTGCGGCGGGCGTAGCGTGGCATGGCTTCTCTCAGGGTTTCACCAACCAAACCAGGAGGTTCACCAAGGCGATCAGCGCTGCCGGCGGCGCAAGGATCAGAAGCAGCGTCAGCACGATGTCTCTGTCTCGCTCTGGGTTGTGGTGGGTGTTTCGGCCTTGGTTCCACGAGGGATCGTCTTCTGGTTTCATCCTGCCGTGCCTTCGCTTGAGTTGCATGCGGCTCCTTTGGAGCCGGCACGGCGCTCCCTGTCCGTCCGCTCGTCGCCGAGAGATTTGCCGTGTGTCACGAAGAATTTCTGCCTGCATTCGCGGCAGGCATCGGCCTCCTGAATGGAGAGCCAGCGGTTTGGTCGCGTGCGATGCTCATAGTTGCCACAGTCACATCGGACAACCCATGCCCCAGGCTTTTCGGAGAGCCCAACCAACGTCATCCTGTCGCGTCTACGGCCAGCGAGCGAATGAAGATTCGATGGAATGGCGGCGTTGAACGGCTTCACCACGAGAGGAACTTCGCTCGTGACTTGGTCGCACTCCTTTAGCGCCGGCTTCCATGCAGTGCCTTTCGATGTGACGCGAGCTGCGAGAGAATCCACTGCGGCGGATGTCAGAAGCTTGTCAAACGTGCTCATGCTGCCCTCCTCATCTCGATCACTGCCCCTGTTTCAGGCAGCGGCTCGCCGCCGTCAGGATCGTCGTCAGGCCCATCCTCCTGAACGACTTCCGCGTACAAAAGTTCGGCGATGTACTTCAGCATTTCGCTTTGATAACGGCTCTGCTCCGCGATGGTCGCAATGCCTTTGCAGGCTCTTTCCACGCAAGAAGCTGCCCTCCACACGCACGCCATCCACACGATCGCGAGCGACCAAAAGATTAGCTCGTTCATACCGCCTCCTTGGATGCGCGAAGCTGCGCCCATTCGGTTTGAAACTCCCCTTTGAACCAAGGCGGCGGCGCAAAGCTGCGTGGCTGGCATGGCGGGCAGACTGTGACCTTCAGGCCTGCGGGAATGATCGGTTGCGCGCTCTTGAACTCGGCTTGGTGCTTGGTCTTGATGACTACTGGAGCGCAGACGTACTTGGGTGCTGGCGCGCCCTGCACAACCGCCTTGACCTTCGGTGCTGCCTTGGGCTTTTCCGGCTTCGGTGCCTTCGGTTCTTTCGGTGGCCTTGCCGCCTTCTGCGCCGCCCATCGAGCAGCCGAAGCGGCGGCCTTCACCTTCTCCGCAGTCTCCGCTTGCATCCTGGCCAGTTCGGGCGCCGCTGCATCACGCGCCTCGGCAGTCGGGAAGAACCTGCGCCAGTTCCGATAGCCGCACTGGAAGACCATGCCGCGCATGACGAGAGTTTCGAGTCCCTTGCTGACGGCCGTCCACTTGGCCTCGATCAACGACAGATCCTCGTAGGAAATGCCCAGCGGGTCCTTAACGCCACGAATCATCCCCAGCACTCTGGAGACGGTTGTCCCAGGCCTGACATCCGGTCGGTTGCGCTTGCGCTTCTCAAGGTATCGAGCGCGATTGGTCAGGCGGCTCGCCCGGCGCTTTTCTTTGCGCTGGGCTCGAACGGCGTTCAGAAACCGCTCATAGGCACCAGCCGCCTGGTCGCGCTGCTCACGCGTCGCAAAATAGCGCATGTCCCGGTGCGAGCCGATGGCGAATGCCTCGCTGTTCAGGACCATCCTGGCCAGCGATAGGGATAGGGCCTTCTTGCTGCCGCCGGTGATGGCGTGAATCTCCACCATGGAGATGCCAACTTCGGATGTGCACTCGGCGATGACCGTGGAAGCGGCCTTGCGTTGATCGGTCTTGGCGGTCATGCTGATTCCTTCCGTTGTTCATCTTCAGCAGGCACCTTCTTCTCAGAAGGGTTCTGCTTCAACAGTTGTTCAGCCCATGCCAGTGCGAGCGGATCGCAGCGCCTGCCGGCATCCCGATGGGCCAGCAGGTTGCGAGCGGCTTGCTGCATGAGGGCAAATTGCTCGGGGGTCACTCGAAGTCCCTCGCCGGATTGGCGCCGCCAGCCCACGACTCAGGCATTGGCGGCATGTAGCCAGGGGCCAAGTTGTCGAACTTGGTCAGCGTCTTCTGGAAGGCCAAGCGGACGGTGCCTGTGGGGCCGTTGCGGTTCTTCGCGAAGATGATTTCCGCGACGCCAGGCTCCTTGGTGGTCTTCTCGTTGTAATACTCGTCCCGGTACACCATCCAGATCACATCGGCGTCTTGCTCGATGGCACCCGACTCGCGCAGGTCGCTCATCACTGGGCGCTTGTTGACGCGCGCCTCAACGCTGCGGTTCAGCTGGGACAGGAGAATGACCGGGCACCCCATCTCCTTCGCCAGCCCCTTAAGGGCGCGCGTGATGTCGCCGATCTCGGCCGCCCGGTTGCTCTCCTTGCTGTTGGACGGCGACATGCCCATTAACTGCAGGTAGTCGATGATGATGAGTCCGAGCTTTCCGACCTTGCGGGCGTAGCGGCGGGCCTTGGCGCGAATCTCACCAGCAGTCAGCCCGGGCCGCTCCTCGATGAGCATCTGGCAATGCGTTAACTTCTCGACCGCCTCACTTAGCCGCTCCCAATCGTCATCTTGGAGCCGGCCGGTGCGCAGTCGAGATTGGTCTAGGCGCCCGACAGAGCTGGTAAGCCGCCGTGCCAACTGTCCGCCGTCCATCTCCAGCGAGAAGACGATGACTGGGTATCCCTCATTCACCGCAACGTGCTCGCCGATATTCAGCGCCAGCGCAGTCTTGCCCATTGACGGGCGAGCCGCCAGCACGATCAAGTCCCCAGGCTGAAGCCCGGCTGTCATGCGGTCGAAATCGTGCAGCCCGGTTCGCAAACCGGTAACTTCTTGGGCGCCGTTCTCGTACAGCTCGTTGACCCGGTCGATGAGTTCGACCATGAGGCTTTCAATCGACCGCCCATCATCGGAGTTGCCGGCGCCATCTTCCGCAATGCGAAAGATGGATGTCTCGGCCGCATCGAGGATCTGCGCCGCACTCTGCCCTTGCGGGTTGAACGCCATGGCTGCGATCTGGTCACTGGCCACCACCAACTTGCGTAACACCGCTCGCTCGCGCACGATCTCGGCGTAACGACGAACGCCCGCGGCGCTTGCCACGCTGGAGGCCAAGGCATTGAGATACGGAAGCCCGCCGCATTCCTTCTCTTTCCCCATCGACTCGGCACGCTCAAACACCGTGATGATGTCCGCCGGCTTGCACGAGTTGATCAGCCCGCCGATGATCTCGAAGATCACCCGGTGCTCGAAGCGATAGAAGTCGTCAGCAACCAGCATGTCGCCGCAACGGTCCCATGCGTTGTCGTCGAGGAGCAAGCCTCCGAGGACTGACTGCTCGGCCTCGATCGAGTGAGGAGGAACGCGCAGGCGGGAGACTTCGTCGAGTTCGGTCATGTCGCCGCCCTCGTGTTTTCAATGATCCTGATGCGCCCTTTTTCGCTGATCACATAGTCGTAACCAGCCTCCCATCCCTCGTGCCCCTTGCCGCGCTCAGCAGTGCCCATGATGAAAGGGCTGAGCCTCGCTCGCTCGAAGTACTGCCTGATCCAATCAAGCGCTTCCTGCGATGTCTTCGCTCTCACGGTGCCATCCGAACGCTTGTTCGTGAAGACGAACTTCCAGAAGTCCAAGGTCTTCCTTGGGCGCGCCTTCGTGGTCAAACGGCAGCGAGGAAGTTCTGGCAAAACCTCGTGGTACAACGCGATGATCTTGGCGTGCGGACATTTCGGAATCAGCGGCTCATCGGGTTCCATCTCCTCCATCTCAAGGTCTGCCGACAGCGTCGGCTGACGAGGGGGAAGCGAAGCTTCCACCGATAGATGGGAAGGGGATGGGGAGGGGGTAGTAGAGGCGTGACTGACGTGTGACTCGCCGTGACTGGTCCGTGACACACCTGTGACTTCCTCGCTAAGTTCTTGTTTTTGCTGACTTCTCCATGCGGCCATCCGAGCGGAGTCCTTCGCTCTTGCCTTGCACATTTTCAGCACGAGTTCCACGATGGTTGGGTGGTAGAGGCGGCCGTCTGACGACCTGTACCAGCCGCGCATGAGGACATCGCGGTGAGCCTTGAACTGACGGTCTTCCATGCCGATGCGTGCCGCGATCAGCAGGTCGTTGTCTGGCCAAGTGCCACAAGGGGATGATTGCCACGCCCTGGCCCACATCATGAGAAGCCAGGGACGAACGTGGGCTGGGCAAAGGGTCCACGTGTCGGATTGCTCGATACGCTCCCAATCAACTTCGAATGCAAATCCGCGGGCGCGAATTTCGGCCGGGTAAGGTGGCCTCGGGAGGTCTGTCACAACGGCAAGCATTGGGGCCCCCATCACGCCCCCGCTGCTTGCCGACAGATGCTGACGCATGACATTCACTCAATCCCGAATGGGTTGGACGAGTCGTACTCAGGTGACGACAGCGGCACGCCGAGCAGCGACATGGCTTCATGCGCGACCTTGAACGGATCCGCCACAACATCGCTTCCAGTGAAGTGCAGGACCCGATAGCCTTGCTTGACGAGATAGCGATCACGCGCCTTCTCGTAGGAGCGCTGGCGCTGGTCCTTGTCGTGGAAGGCGTGCCCGTCAAGTTCAACGACCAGGGGATCCGGGCCTTGGGCGTCGCTGTAGGGAACGCGTGACATCACAAAGTCCACGCGATAGGTGCCTATCCGCGCCTGGGGACTCAAATAGATGCCGGGGCCAAGCGCCGTGCCGCCATCTGCCGACACAGGCCCTGCATTGAAGCCCTCGTATTCGGCGTCGCACAGTGACTTCACGGCGATCCAGAACAGTTGCTCAATTGGAGACTCCATCCCCAATTCGATGCAGTTGCCGAACAACTCCTGGTTGAATCGCTCAGCGTGCAGCCTGCCGTGCAGCTCAGAGGCCTTGTCGATGAATTCAAGGACGGTGCCGACAACCCGGTCTTCTTTCTTCGTCATTTCTTCACTCCATGAAACACACCCGCCCGCACCGCCGCATCCCAAAGCGCCCAGGACTCGGGGCTGTTGTCTTCAATGACTTCAGGCTTGGGCAGGAAAGACACGTGCTCGAAGTTCAGCGGCGGGAGCGTGTTTTGCCGTGCTCCTGCAGTACGCCAGTCCGAGGGGGTACCGTCGCGGCGTGGACGGGTTGAATCTGGGAAATTGGGCAGACAGCTTTTCATGGCGTGTGTAGGTATTAGTCGGCTGTTAGGCGACCTCGGCGAAAAGCGGCGAATCAGAAGTGATGCGCCCTTTCGCAATCTCGATGTAGGCGGGGTTCAGCTCGATCAGCGTTGCGTCCCGCTGCAGCCTGTCGGCCACAAGACCGGTCGTTCCGGCGCCACCGAACGGATCAAGCACGGTGCCACCAATAGGGCAGCCGGCCTTGATGCACGTTGCCGCCAGCTCCGGCGGCATGGTGGCGAAGTGCGCTTCGGAGAATGGCTGCGTGGCCACGTTCCACACACTGCGCTTATTGCGCGTGCCAGCCCCGTTCGGCGCATTGCCGATGCTGTCGTTCGGGACAGGAGTGTCGTTGTGGAAGCTACGACCTTGCGTGTACACGCCACCACCCCAAAATGTCTTGCGGTTGCCCTTCCCGGCCGCCTTCATCGGGCCATTGGTCTTGCCTGGCACACGCTCACTGCCGCGCTGGCTTTCCACGTCTTGGGCGAGCCGCGCCACTGAAGCCGGCGCCACAGGCTCTGAGATTGCCTCTTGGTCGAAGAAATACCTCCCCGACTTCGACAGCAGAAACACGTATTCGTGCGCCTTCGTGCATCGGTCGCGGACACTTTCCGGCATCGGATTGGGTTTCGACCAGATGATGTCCTGGCGCAGGTACCAGCCGTCGGCCTGCAACGCGAAAGCCACGCGCCAAGGGATGCCGATGAGGTCTTTGTGCTTCTTCAGGCCCGCAGGAGGCTTCAGGCACCGCAGCTGGGCGTCTTCCATGTGCATCATGGCGCGGTTGCCACCGGCCTGCGTGCCACCGCTCCTGGCGTAGCTGTCACCAAGGTTCAGCCACAACGTACCGTCTTCGCGCATGACGCGGCGCACTTCGCGAAAGACCAGCACCAGCTGGTCTACGAACTCGGCCGGCGTCTGCTCTAGTCCGATCTGGCCGTCCACGCCGTAGTCGCGAAGACCGAAATAGGGAGGACTTGTGACGCAGCAATGCACGGACTGTTCAGGTAGCCCAGCCAGCACCTCACGGCAATCCCCATGGAGAATCTGAACACTCATCCCCGCCTCACGCCTTCTGGAGCTGGTCGGCCAGGCGCCGGGAGTCGTCGCTCTTGCGCTGCACCGGACGGAGGTACTTCTCCTGGATGCGGTCGAAGCACACCGGCTCACCGATCCAGAAGCAGCGTTCACCGCGACGGCCATTTCCGACCATCACGAACTTGACGGGCTTGCTCAGGCTCCACGCGGGCTCACCGGAAACGAACGTCTTGCTGACCAGCTTTACCTCGCGGTCGTTGGCCTCGCTGAGTTGAGAAGGAAGGTTCGTAGTGATGGCTGTGTCGCCGGGGCGGAAGGTGCTCATGCGGCAATCTCCGATGGGGTTTGCGCTTTGATGCTGGCCTTGATGGCGTTCGCCCAGGCAAGAGCAAGCGGATAGGGAACAGCGTCGGCCAAGCCGTGCTGAAGCTGCACACAGGGGAACGGCAGGTTCGCCGCCTCCGGGTAGCCCTGAAGCTTGGCGCCGCGCTTTGGGCCGTAGATGCGGCCGGCAACGACGCTGTAGGCCATCAGGTCGTCTACGCTCCCGCTGTAGACCGGCTGGGGGGGGGTGATGTTTGGCGAATGTGTGAACCAGCGCTCGCGGCTCTGGTGCGGCTGGTAGTAGTGCATGGCGTTGCACTTCGTGTGAACCGCGCCGTGGATGTCGATCGGCACAACGTTCTCGAACATGAACCAGTTGTGATCAATAACCTTCAGCAAGTCCAGCACCAGCGGCGTGAGGTCCGGGAATTTCGGTTTACGAATTGCCTTCAGCTTGCTGTGCGACTGGCAAGACGGGCCGCCGATGATTCCGTCGAACGACAAGAGCATTGCGCTTGCCATGTACCTCAAGTCATGGCATAGAGGTTCTCCACCGCACAACTTGGCGTACATCGCGCGCTTCTGCGGGTCGATCTCGCAGCCTGGCACGACATCGAAGCCGGCGTCCAGGAACGCTCGGTCCATGAGGCCCATGCCAGTACAGATGGACAGAACCCTCATGCCGGAATTCCTCGCAGGGCTTCGGTGAGCACGCGCTTGTCGTGTTCGAGCATCGAGACGCGCTCCCTGAGGAGACGGTTCTCGCGCTCAACCTGCGTCTCGATCGGCCGGAGCTGCTCGATGTCATAGCCGCGCGAATGGGCCAACCACAGGAGCGGCGCCTCGTTCTGCGCGATGTCCATGAACAGGTTCAGCTTGTCCTGTGGGAAGTTCGCGGAATTCGACTGCCCCATGATTCGCGACCACTGTGCCTGGTCCTTGACGATCCCGCCGACGCCGTAGAACTTGGCGTCGTCATGACCGCTGAGGGTCTGGCAGAGCTGAAGGGCCTTGGTCATGGACGACTGGCGGTAAATCAGCGCCGGGTCGATGTACTGCATTTGCGGTTTCATTGGGATCTCGAACTGCATTCCTCAACCCCTCGCATTTCTTATGAGTCGGCATGACTCGTTCTTTTGAAGAAAAAAAAGGACAGTGGCTGCCATGGAAAGCAACCACGATTCATCGAAGAAATGGCCTGCCGGCCGAACTGCACCGGCAGGCCAGAATCCCGCGCCAACGGCCAGGGAGGAGAAGCCGTTGTTGGAAGGCGCGGGCGGAGACACCTGGGCGCAGTCACGGGTCTTGTGGACTTGCGTGAATGCGCTGGAGATGAGGAGGTCTGAGCTGATGCTGGAGCTTCGTGACTTGGACGCGGCTGAGGATCGGATCAGGGGGTGGGAGTGATGGTGACCACTGCCGGACTCGACACCGGCTGCCGACTGTGCGACGAATCCTTCGGTCGGCTCAGGATCCGTCTGGATCAGTGCACTTCCTTCAGTGCTGAGTGGTCGTTGGAGGTGACTCGGACGGGATTGGCTACCCGCTTGCCCTATCCGCACCCTTGCGGGCTGGTGCCTGACACGGGGCTTCGTGCACCATTGAACGGACCCGGCATCGCTGCCGAGGATCACGCACTCCGAGGAGATACGGCCTGGTTCCGCAGGCTGGCCGAGTCGTTGGTTGGGTGCACTTCCAGGCCGGGTGAACTTCCCGCCGCAAAGCCGATTGATGGGACCGGCCTGGAGCGTGCATTGAGGGTGAAGCGGGCCGGGCGCTACTCCGGCTGCGGGATGTCGCCCGCGCTGGTGCTGGATAACACGTCGCCAGCACTCTTGAACGCCGATCACGGCCGACAGAGCCGCTACCACGCCGCGCAGCCCGTTCGTCTGCTGGGCGCTCCCATACTGCGGGACACTGGGACGTCTTGCTACGGTGAAACAAGGACCGGCTTGACGTTCGCGAGGATGGGAGGGGTGCTGCATGGATCAGGCCGCGACGCGACTGCGGTACAGCGTCACGAGGTCTTGCGCGCGCTCGATGGTCTGCGCTGTGGCTTGGTCAGCCTGCGGCAACGCGACATCCAGGAACCGGATGCCGGCGTCGAAGATGCGTTGATAGGAACGCTTGCGTGCGTCGGCGGCGGCGGCG